TTAATAATTAATTTCTTTTAAGTGATTTTCAAAATTAGCCTTTGATTCATTCTCAATCTTCTTGCTCACGTGAGAATATACATCTGCTGTAATTGACATGCTCCCATGACCTAAACGTTCCTGTATATACTTCATACTGTTTCCAGCTTCTAACTGCAATACTGCATGAGTATGTCTTAAGGAGTGAATGGGGAGAGCAGGAAGATCTAACTTTTTTAATATCCTTGAAAAAGAATTGAATAAAGTAGACTTCGGTAAAAAGTTTCCGTCATTCCTCGATAAAACTAAATCCAAATGATGATAATAACTTTCATTAAGAGCTAATTTGTTTTGGTTTTGGTAGCTTCTGTGAAACCGTAAATCGTTAATTAAACCGTTGCTTATTGTAATTACCCTATTGGATTTGAATGTTTTGGTATCTCCAAACAGTTCATCTTCGTTTTCCGCCGAAAAATCTAAGGTTTTGTTAATAGAAATCGTACCATTATTTAAATCAACATCCTTCCACTGAATGGCGGCAGCTTCTCCTTTTCTCATACCAGTTTCGATAATGGTTTTATAAAAGATCCAATAAATATAATCGTATTTGTAAGCTTCTTTTAGAAAAGGACTTATATCCGAGCTATCTAGAAACTTTAATTTCTTCTCTTTTGTTCTTCCTTTGATTGTTACGCCCACACAAGGATTGTATTTGAGTTGCTTAAGATCAACAGCTTTCTTCATCGCATTGAACATCACACTGTGTACAATTTCAATTGTTCTCTTGCTATATCCTTGAGAATCCATATGGTCAATTAAAGCTTGATGCTTTTTAGGAGTGTATTTATCAATAGTTATATCTTTAAAAAACGGTAGGATATGTTTTTGTACAGCGTTTTTATCGGAAAGATATGTGTTTTTCCTAACTACGTCTTTTCTGTGCGTATCCAACCAGTCTATTAGGTATTGTTTTAAAGATTCCTTTGTCTCGATGACACCGTCAAGTAATGTTTGCTCGTGTTCTTTCGAAACGTGTTTAGCCTCTGCTTTTGTCTTAAATCCTCGTCTTGACGCTTCTTTTCTTTTGTTTGTTATCGGATCCTTGTATGTTATTCTGTATTCCCATTTTTTATCATCGTGCTGTCTAAAGCTTACTCCCATATTAAAACCCTCCTTCAAACATTTTGATTGAATATTCCGGTATTGCATAATCGTCTATAGCATCACCTATAGATAACTGATTCAACTCTTCCGATTTAGACAATAGAGACAGTGCAAAATAATTAGCTTCATTTTCAATTTTATCGGTAGAGTGAAGAGTGAACTTTTTAAAAAGAAGTATTTACGTTAGGGCTGAGTACAGCGTGCCCTAACTCATGTGCGCAAATAAATAATTGTTGTTCTTCTGTCGCAGTCTCATTGATGTGAATAAATTTAATTCTAAAGTGTTTACTGTAGTATCCTTTGATACTACCCAGCGGTTCATAAATCACATGAATGTTCATGGCCTTGGCTAATTTAAAAGGGCAAGTAGTTTTATGCTTGTTAATTAATTGTTCAATCTTATGATAAACATGTAGCACTCACCTCACTCCTTCTTATATTTATTTGGGGTGAATTTTTCTTTAGAGTTTCTCTTAGCTAACCTTAAAGCGTTTTCTAAAGAAGAAATCATTAACTCTTTATCCTCTTCACTTCTATCATCGGCATCCTTGCCATCAAATGCAGCATAACTATTTTGACTTTAATCCCTTTAAAATATTTTCCAGTTTCTTTTTGTATATCTTTTTCATCTTTTCTAGTTAACCCATCGCTTTCTTCTACCATTTCTTCTAAACGATCTGCAGATATACCTAATCCTCTACAAACTTTAAAAACATTATCTACTGAAGCATTACCAACCCCTCTTTCTAGCATTGACCTTAAAGTCGTATAAGGCATGTTGATATGTTCTGCGAAGGCTCTCAAGCTCTTAAATTGCTTTGAAATCAGGTCTCTGATTATCTCGGTTCTTTTGTCATTCATAAGTAATACTCCTTTCGGAACTAAGTTATTTATATTGTATTCGAATTATGTACGATATTTCGTATTTTATACTTTTATTATACCTAACTTCATCTAAATGTAAACACGAATTTACGAAAAATCGTAAAAAATATACGGAATTTCATAAATATCGTTGACTTTGGTCGAAATTGCGTATATTATTGCAACAAGAAATGAACGAAATTGAGTATATTACAGAAGGAGGTGAACGACTTTGCGTAGCAATCTTAAGTTCGAAATGAAAGAAAGGAATATAAAAACCAAACAGTTGGCAGAATTTTTAGAAGTTAGGTACGCGACTGTACTAGACAAAATAAATGGTCATTATGATTTCTCGTATAAAGAATGCGTTCAAATTAAGCGTAAGTTTTTTCCAGGCATGTCTATGGAGTATCTCTTTGCACTCGATTCTGATGAAGATGAATTGTGCCATAACGTTAAGGAGGCGTGAAAATGATTGAGGTGCAGATTGATGAAAAAGCAATAAAACTCATTTACGAAGACAAAATTGCTGAAGCACTGAAAGATTTAGACCGAGAACACATCTTTTGGGACAGCAAAGAACTACAAAGAAGAACGTGTATGAGTTGGAACACCCTTCAGGAATACTTTTTTCATGATCCTAGTTTCCCTAAAACAAAGCTTGGCGGAAAGTGGTACTTTCCGGTGGAAGAAACAAAGTCGTTTTTAAAAAATTGGCTCGCAGAACAGCGAGGGGTTAACTCATGAATCAAACCCCACACACCGACCAAGAACGAGCCATCATCCACACGGCTTACATTGTCTTGATTGTCTGTATTCTTTTATTAAGTTGAAGGAGGTGAGGTTGGATGGTTAGAAAAAAGAAAAGGTTAATGTATCCGGCATATTGCGATACATGTGACAAGGAACCAGATGTTGAAAAGAAAGGTACATGGGATGTAGTTACATTAGATTGTTCTTGCGGTGGTCGAGTGAAGATTGACTTTACGAAACCTTATTATGAGGAGGTGAGATTAGATGGATAACCCGTTCGGAAAACTCATGATGACATTTAATAATGCTGTAGATCACGTTATGAAAAACGGAATGCCTGAGAAGCCACATAGTGAACTAGAAAAACTAGTCAAAAATGAAGCTTCCCAGCGATAAAAAAGTAAGAATTACCATTATAGAGGTGGAGTTGTTGGTAATTTAGATACTAGTCGAATGAAGTATGAAAGGGATTTAGTTGAGGTCTTTAAGGATGTTGCACATGCAATTGACCGGGAAGTAGATGTGGTTCTTTCTAAAACAAAAGAAAATAACCAAACGTATCGCACAGCAAAACATGAACTTAGGAGCTTATATGCGTTGTCTATGAGCCTTCCGGTAAATCACAGAAATTTTATCATTGAACAAGCTATAAGCAAATTAAACGAAGAAATGAGGAGTCTAGAAATAAAAAAGTGAACTAACGTCTAGTCAGTAGGTGGCTGACTGGAAGCAAGTAGCATCATGGGATAAAGAGTGGAAAGGCTTTACCGATGCCTTTGAGGGCTTTGTGAGTTTCGGCGAGTAATTTACGGTTTTCAAATGCGAATTTAAGTCCTGAATTTTTAACTGCTTCATCATCTCCCAATTTTAAGGTGTTCACAATGCCAGAAGTATCAGTATCAACTCCTCTAGAAATTGGGTTGAGGGTTAGATTAAGAGTTTCAGTAGTTGCAAGATCGCCTAACTTCAAAGTTGTTATCGCACAGGCTTTTTATCCCATGCTTCTACTTGTTTCCAAGTAGTTCAGCATACCTCTTCATCCTTAAAGGATGTCGGACGCTCGTGGACAGGTTATCGGTATACCGTCCTCACTGTCTATGCGTTGCACCTTCCAAGCTACGATTAAAGTAATTCACTTGGCTTGGCTCACGGTATCCGTATCAAATGACTTAGGGTTCCCGTGAATTCATCCGATTTTCACTTATGGATTACTCCACAAGGCGGCAAGTTCCACTAGTTCTATAGTTCGACAAAACATGAGTAATTCCTCCAAGGAAATAATATAAGGAGCTGTAGCAATGAACCAACCTCTCGAATTAACACTTGAGATGGCGCAAGACTATAAAACTCTGAAAAAAGAACTAACCGCAAAGAAGCTTAACGTACAAAACGAGTTGCTTCATATGTATGCAAACGAACAGGTTGGACAAGCGTTAGGAAGCTTAAACTTTTACAGCTTTGCTGAGTTAGTTGTGGTTGATGATTACAAACTGGTACTCACGAATGAACAAAAGGTACGACAGTATTACGCCGAACTGAAGAAGTCAGTGAAGATTAATCCACGGAATAGCATGAACCGCATGAAGATCCTTGCGACAGAGGAAGTACTGAGAATGTTGGAGCTGGAAGACATATTAACTGAAGGAGGTGAGGGTGTTGGACAAGGACAAACTGATGGCATTTCTTGAATCAGAAGAGTCACGAATTGACGAACAAATCAACAATGCAAAGAACGCTGAATTGGTGAACATGTTACGTGGTGGTTTAATGACACTTGGAAAAGTAATTGATTACGTTGAAAAGGAGAGTGATTAAATGAAATTTGAAGAGAATGTAACTCTTTATTTAGGTGAAGGTTGGCTAATGGCTTTAGAGATTACTGAAGTTTCACCTACTGAACATGATGAGGTAAATGATATTGCGATCGCTGGGTCACTTGTCAATGAGAAAACAGGTCAAGAACTCCATATAGGTCTAAATGAAGATGACGAACAAGATCTAGAAAACCTCGTTGCAAAGTTTAATAGCATCAAAGGGAATTATAGAAAAGGAGAGTGAGTAAATTGCCAATGTACCATTACAAAACAAACCCCGAAACGAAGTACGCAAAGAAAATTGAAAGGCATTTGCAACAAAAGAAGCGTTGGAAACTCGTTGCAGATGATCTAAATGAATTGCTAGGTGAAAACATTACTCGTATGGTTCAGAAACCCGGTTACTTCGGTCTTGATCCACAGGAGATCACAAAAGAAGAAAATAAGAAGCTTTTTAAAATCGATGGGGCAATCAGACAGAACACGAAAGCTGCTAAAGCACTGTTTCAAAGTTACAAAGACATTATTAAGAAACACGATTTAGAAGACTACGAAGAGATACCAATACTAAACTTCGGTTATGGTCTTATGCGCCACAGTCGAACTGAGCAAATGCGTCACATGGGAACGAGTGAAGGTGAACTGTATTACGAAACGGATTTTGATTTACAGGACAGAGCAGATGATCCAAACGTATTGATTAAGATCTCTCAAGAAGAGTTTTTGGAAAAACAGCTTGAAGAGACACGGAAACGAAATGAGGAAGTGGGTGAGTAAAGCTTGAAACTATACAGCGATGAATGGAAAGCGGAGTTTGAGAAACATTATTCTTTTCCTGTGACATTGGTTTTCTATCTGGTGATTGATCAAGAGGATAAAACAGACATTCTATTCAGGGAAGTTAAAACTAAAGCGCAGTGTGTGGGGAATATCCAATGGAGTTCACTAAAAGCGAGCGTCTTTAACAAAAAGGCAATGGCGGTTCTGGATGTAAGAAGTTTCAAAAGTATGGATCAATATATCGAATACCATAAAGAAACTCACGAGCAGTGGAATTCTATAGCACAAAAAAATTGATTGAGCTGCAACTCAATCAACAGATTTGACCTAAATAAAGTTATTAAGATTATAGCACAGCTATTCTATGGAGGGAATATAAAGATGAGTTATTACAGAGATTGGTGTGAGCCTGAAGTGGTTCTAGAACCAAAATTTAAAAGGAAGCAATATAGAACAACTGAAGAAATTTTGAATGCTGATTATTGGATCAATGCTGATGGCGAGAAATTAAATCTTGAAGGTATGGACAAGGATCACTTAAGAAACGTTCTTCATTTTCTTTATAAGAAACGATCCTATTTATGGCTACATTGTGATAATGCAGAGATGATTTCCGAATTTAATGACCCGGACGAATTTTTCGATGCCATTGTCTTGTCGAGTACTTTATGGAATACAATCTTAAGCATTCTTCATGTTCCAAATCAGGGATTTAACTTCGAATGGACAAGCTATTAATCGGGAGGGAAGTACAACAATGGATATTAAAGTTACTGTCGGTGTTACACCGAAACTTGAAGAGATTTTATTAGGATTAACGTCATTGGCTGTTCAGTCCAATGTTCAAACAAATAAAGTTGAAACACCTCAACAAGAAGCACCAAAACATCAAGCACCAACTGAACCTGCATCACAAACATCTACCGTTCCAACGGCGCCATTAGCACCATCGGCTACAGTTGAACAATCAAATGCAGTTCCTACTGAGGTTCCATCCCAAACAGCGGTACCAACAACGCCTAAATCTTACACACAAGAAGATTTAAGTAAGGCTGCTGCTCAACTTGTCGATGCAAATAAGCAAAATGATTTGATCCAATTGTTGTCAACGTTCGGCGTACAATCTTTGGTCAACCTACCTCAAGATCAATACGGTGCTTTTGCTACGAAACTTCGTGAACTTGGGGCGCAGCTATGACCCAACCTGCTCATGCTGAACGAGCCCATGCGCTGTTGAGTGCAAGTGGATCGAGCAGGTGGCTCAACTGCACACCAAGTGCAAGGCTTGAAGAGGAATTTCCAGATGTTGAAACGTCCTATGCACGAGAAGGAACACTTGCTCATGAAATTGCAGAGTTAAAGCTTCGGAAGTATTACACGGACTCGACGATGACAAAAGCAGAGTTTAACAAACTCTTAAAACCTTTGAAAGAGAACGAGTTGTATCAACTTGAAATGGACAAGCATACAGACTCATATCTTGAATTTGTTAAAGAGTTAACGCTAGGTATGAAACAAACGCCATTTGTTGCAATTGAAAAGCGATTAGACTTTAGCTCTTATGTACCGGAAGGCTTTGGGACAGGTGATTGCATAATCATCAGCGGACAATCCATGTATGTAATCGATTTGAAATATGGAAAAGGTGTTGCTGTTAGTGCTGAAAACAATCCACAGATGAAGCTATATGCACTTGGTGCAATGAATGCTTACGGAATGTTGTATGACATTCAAAGTATCTATAGCGTGGTCGTTCAGCCGAGGTTATCAGATGATGCATCAATTGATGTAATTTCGAAGGAAGATTTGCTTACTTGGGGTGAAGAGGTAAAACGGATAGCGGACAAAGCTTTTAAAGGCGAAGGTGAATTTGTGCCCGGTGACCATTGTAAGTTTTGTAAGGCTAAAGCAAAGTGCCGAGCACGAGCCGATCAATATACAGCACTTGATGACTTCGGGCGTAAAGAGCCTGAATTGCTGGATGACAAAGAGATCGGAGCAGTGCTTGAAAAAGCGCAAGGGCTTGATAACTGGATTAAATCAGTTAAAGAATATGCTCTCAAAGAAACGCTGAAAGGAAATGAAATACCAGGATGGAAAGCGGTCAACGGACGTGGTTCTCGATCCTATGTAGATATCGATAAGGCTTTTGAATATTTACAATCCCAAGGCATTGATGGCGCCCTGCTTTACGAACGAGTGCCATTAACTCCACCAAAACTTGAAAAAGAATTAAGTAAGAAACAGTTTAAAGAATTAATGGAAGACACGGGGTATGTCGTGAAGTCCGAAGGTAAGCCGACACTTGCCCCTGAAGGTGACAGACGTAAAGCCATTTCTAATGTACCCGATGTATCGGAGGATTTTAAGTAATGGGAGACATTGCAGATTATCACGTAAATCAATTGACATCAGGTAAATGGGGCACACCATATCAAACAAAAGGGAGAATAAATCATATGACAAACCAAACAAACCCAACACGCATCGTAACTGGAGAAGTTCGTTTTAGCTTCGTTAACCTTCTTAAGCCAAGAGTCGATAACAATTCGGGGCAAGAAAAATACAGTGCACAAATTCTTATTCCTAAGTCAGATGTAGCCACTAAGCAAGCCATTGACAATGCTGTTAACGCTGCAAAAGAAAAAGGTAAGCAAGATAAGTGGAACGGAGTAATCCCGCCTTCAGTACAAAACCCGTTGAAGGATGGTGACGGTGTTCGTCCAAGTGACGGAATGCCTTACGGAGAGGAATGCAAAGGGCATTGGATTCTTTCAACTTCAACTAATATCGATTACCCGCCAAAAGTCGTAAACCTACAAGCTCAACCAATTATGGATGCTACAGAAGTTTACAGCGGAATGTACGGACGAATCGCATTGAACTTTGCGCCTTATTCTGCGAACGGTAATAAAGGGATCGGATGCTATATCAGTACAAACGTGCAAAAGACTCGAGATGGAGACGCATTGGGTGGATCGGCACCTGCAGCAGAGTCAGACTTTGGGGCGCCTGTACCATCTCAAGCTATTGACCCAATTACTGGACAGCCAATTCAATAATGGAAATCCTGAGTATTGATATAGAGACCTTTAGTTCGGTTGATATTAAGAAAGCTGGTCTTTATAAATACGCAGAATCTGAAGACTTTGAGGTTTTACTTTTTGCCTACTCAATGGATGATCAAGCCACGCAGATTGTTGACTTGGCTCAGGGGGAAGAAATTCCTCCTGTTATCCTCCAAGCACTAACTGATCCTTCTATTATAAAGAAAGCTTACAATGCTGCATTTGAGTGGTATTGCTTAAACACTCTTGTCGATACGCCAATTGAATCTTGGCGATGTACGATGGTCCATGCAATGTATTGTGGGTACACAACAGGTTTAGGACCCACAGCTAAAGCGTTAGGTTTGGATGATGACAAACAGAAAATGAAAGCAGGAAACGCCTTAATCCGTGTGTTCTCCATTCCAACCAAACCAACGAAGAAAAACGGTCAACGTACTCGAACTTTACCTCATCATGAGCCTGAGAAGTGGCAACTGTTTAAAGACTACTGTGTGCAAGACGTTAACGTGGAAAAGGCAATAGAAGATAAACTAATCAACTTTCCTATACCTGAGTATGAACAGATGCAATGGCAAATCGATCAAGTTATAAATGCTCGGGGGGTTAAAGTTGATCAGGAGATTATTGCTGGAGCACTCTACATCAGTGATCGATCTACTGAAGATTTAGAACAACAGGCAAAAAAACTAACCGGTTTAGACAATCCAAATAGTACGAAACAATTAACTGAGTGGCTAGCTTCTAAAGGGTTTGAAGTAGAAAATTTACAAAAAGCCACAGTGAAAAAGTTAATCAGTGAAATCAGCGATCCTGAAGTCAAACAGATGCTGAAGATTCGCTTAGAGCTTTCAAAGACCAGCGTGAAGAAATACCAAGCAATGGAAGCTGCGGTTTGTAAAGACAGTCGAGTGCGCGGTCTCTTACAGTTTTACGGCGCAAATCGTACAGGCCGGTGGGCAGGTCGATTAGTACAAGTACAAAACCTCCCTCAAAACAAAATGAATACTCTTGAGTTTGCTCGTGAACTTGTTCGCCAGAAAAAATACGACACCTTAAAAATCATATACGGAAATGTTCCAGATGTACTTTCTCAACTCATCCGTACAGCTTTTATCCCGAGTAATCAAAGCGCTTTACTAGTATCTGATTTTTCTGCCATTGAAGCCCGTGTTATCGCTTGGCTTGCAGGTGAGCAATGGAGGCTGGATGTGTTCAACACGCACGGCAAGATTTATGAGGCTTCAGCATCTGCAATGTTTGGGGTGCCAATTGATGAGATTACAAAAGGATCAGACCTGCGTCAACGTGGGAAGGTCGCAGAGCTTGCTCTTGGTTATCAAGGCGGTAAAGGCGCACTCATCAGTATGGGGGCATTGGATATGGGCATCGAGGAAGAAGAACTTCCTGACACGGTTCGGCGTTGGCGTAGTGCTAATAAGCGGATTGTTGATCTATGGTACTCGCTAGAAAATGCTGCTCTTGCGGTGATGCGTTCGGGTAACCCCGTCGGAGTTAGGGGATTAATCGTGGCTAGAGAATCGGACATCATGAAAGGTTTGGATTTTCTTACGATTACCCTGCCTTCAAAGCGAAAGCTTTATTATGTCAAACCTCATCTAAAATTGAACGACTTTGATAAAGAAGCCCTCCATTATTACGGGATGAACCAAACAACGAAGAAGTGGGAAAAGATCGGCACGTATGGAGGGAAATTGGTGGAGAACGTTGTACAAGCCATTGCTCGTGATTGTCTGGCAGTAACCCTTGAACGCTTAGAAAAGCAAGACTTTCAAACGGTGATTCACGTACACGATGAAGCTGTTATTGATTATTCTCATGCGGATCAATTGCAAGATGTTGAACGAATAATGGGGGAACCCATTCCCTGGGCAAAAGACTTACCTCTCACGGCAGACGGATTTTCAACTAACTTTTATATGAAGGACTGATTAAGGATGACAAAATCAATTCTCATGACAAGACCGAGTAAGTTTGAGTTAAACCGTGCCATATATGAAAAAGAGTTAAAGGGATTCGAACAGGTCGGTAAGATCTATCGAGAAGTTCATGATCATTGGGACGGTGATTTCGCCATTACGTACAAAGTGAAAATGCAAAAGAAAGAAGCTGTTGATGTGTGAACTCCATGTACTGCCAAAAGCTCATCGTGAACTGCTTGATCTATCAAGACGAAAAGTTAGTGGGAACGGGGTACAACATACCCCTATCCCCTTGCGATAACGTGAGTTGTCATCATGATAATCATTGTATTAATACCGCACATGCAGAGATCGTTGCATTATTGCAAGCAGGACAATTAGCAAGAGGTGGTGTTATGTACGTGAGTCACTATCCGTGCTGGCATTGTCGTAAAGCAATCATTGCAGCAGGCATCGCAACTGTCTACTACGATCACGACTACCGTTGTGATCATCCAGATAAATTTAAGGAGGGCGTTGAATGGGTGAAAAAATGAGAATCGGAAGTAAAGAAGTACCTCCTAAAGGAACTAAAAAACCTCCAATGCCTTCAAGAGGTAACTTTAAGAACATTAAATTACCGAAGAGAACTGATTGCTTTTCTAATGAGGATTTCATTAACGAACTAGTCGAACACTATAGTTTATTAACTTTTAAGGAAGTGTACGATGGTGAAATTACTTTGAACCAAGCAAGGAAGGATATTGATCAAATGACTAAATTAGTGGGTAGAAACGTACGTGAAAGCGAAGTACCCGATTTAAGTGAACGACCATCGGCACCACCTAAGAAACCAAACATGAACTTCGAGGACGATGACGTAAACCACCCATCGCATTACACAAAAGGAAATATTGAGTGCTTAGATGCGATTGAGGAAGCTGTTCCCGATCCTGCATCGTATTACACTGGCAACATTCTTAAGTACATGTGGCGGTGGCAGCATAAGAACGGCGTGGAGGACCTGAAGAAAGCTCAGTTTTACTTGAATCGGCTTATTGAAAGTGTGGAGGGGAAAGAGGAGTGATTGACCGTAAACTTGTGGCTTATAAGTTAAATGCGTTGAGAATCGAAACTGGAATGACTCGTGAAGAAGTATCGAATGCAGTTGGCATTCATTTCAATTCAATGTGCAGTTACGAACACGGTTCATCATTACCTCGTCCGAATGCAATGTTGCGTATTGCTGATTTCTATGGTGTAGACGTTCAGGATATTTTCTTTATACGAAAGGAGCAACGGAAGTGATAGTGAAAGACATTGGACACGGACCAATGACAATTGATGAGGCCTATGAACAGTACCATAATTTACTTCATTATTGCGCTAAGCAATTTCGTAAGGCTCTAATTGATACAGGCTTAGAATATGACGATCTAGTACAAGCTGCAAGCGAAGGATTTGTAAATGCTTTTAATCGGTTCGACAGTACTAAGGATATTAAATTTATGACGTATGGATCGTTAATCATTAAAGGTCATATTATGCGATTGCTTAGAGATTACTCTTCTGTATATTTTAGCCGCCCAGTGAAAGACAACGGCAGAAAGTTGTTAAGGAAGGGATTTGATGCTAATTCAAATGTTACAGATGTAGCTGACTTTCTAAATTGTTCAGAACGAATGGCGATGTATGCGCTCCAATACGTAGCATATCGACGAGTCAAGTCAATGGATCGCGAGCAAGAACGGAACCCCGGAATAACTTTACACGATGTAGTTGGAAACGGGGACGATAATGTGGATTACATTTTATATGACTTCGTTACACGCTTACCTGAAAAGGAAGCAGAAATTGTTCGAATGCTATCAGAAGAAAAATCACAAGTAGAGATTGGCGGCAAGGTTGGTTGTGCTCAAGCACACGTTAGTCGTTTGAGGAAACAATTGTATGTAAAATGGCAGCGATACTCGGAAGGAGAAGCAATATGAACTTAACCAAACTCTTTGAAACTCAGAAACAGTTAGATGATCGGATTATTGAGAAGCACGGACTACAGGACATGGACAGACTGCCGTACTTGGTGCTGGCGTTACAGGTTGAGCTTGGCGAGTGTGCCAATGAGTGGCGAGGGTTTAAGTATTGGTCAGAGGATCGGGAGCCGAGGAGAGATTATTCGCGCCTGGGGTTGCTGATCAATATATCACCAACCCACTCCTCGAAGATACGTTGACTGCCTGCATTTTATCCTGTCGATCGGATGGGAAGCTTATATTGGCTCAGATATAGAAATGGATATTGTTACTTTAGAAGACACCTACACGTTTTTTACTTTCGATAAGAGTGACGTAGATTTATTTAACTACCTGTTTTATACGAGTGGGAAGGTTCTTACTGGTCGATATCCAGCGTTGGTATCAGCGTTCATCATTCTCGGCGAAAGGCTCGGCTTTGAGTGGGTCAAATCGAACAAGCTTACTACGCTAAAAACAAAATCAACCATGATCGACAAGCTAACGGTTACTAAAATTATATAAATAAAAAAGGATGATAAACATGAAGCATATTGGTGTTGTTCGTAAAATTGATGAGCTAGGTCGAATTGTAGTTCCAAAGGAAGTTCGAAACACACTTGATATTAGTTCAGGAGATGCTGTTGCAATTGGTGTTGAAGGAAGCCGAATTGTACTTGAGAAATTTGATCGTCAAGTGACAAAAGATGAGCTGTTCGATCGATGGAAAGTCGAAGTCGGTGAAGCTAAGGCTCGAATGCTTTACGAAGGCGCATCATTAAAGGTCGTTATGTCTATCAGTGATGATGAAGCACAACAAAGAGTTGATCGGATGTGAAACGCTACGTCCAAGACACTACGGTGCAGCGTGAAGGTGAGTTGTTGCAAAAGGTTGTTGTGTATGAGGACAAGCAAAGACCCGTGGATTATAAGTATGTGGTGTTTGTGGAGAAATAGGAGGGTTACGGATGATTGCCGTTATAAGAATGATCGATGGTTCCGCTGAAGTACTAGAGGACAACTTAGCAAGAGAGGTTAAAGATATTTAAATAATGACAGAAAGGCTTTTCCGACACCAAGGTCTACGTGATCAGCAGTAAAAATAAAAGCATTAACATGCAACATGTTATAAGGGTCAAGTTTAAGGAGGTTGGGCAGTGAGTGAAGGTCAGTTAAGTAGAGTAGCAAATAATGTACTGCAATTATCATCAGTTATGGATGAAACGCATGAGGTAATTTGGAGAGATTACATTCATCCTCTTGTAAAGCAAAACTATTCATTTGAGGAAGTTTTAAATGAGATTAAAAAGGAGGAGTTGGAATGAATAAGACTTTAAGCAGAATTAAAGATTTGAACAGGTCTTATGAACAGGATCTTGAAGGGCTTGAAGATGATCCAGAAGGAATTCTAGACGTCAGCATTTTGTGCCAGATAGCCGACAGTATCCCTTACCTGATTGATCAAGCCGAGAAAGCAGAACGGTATGAGAGTATCATCGGATCAATTGCGAATATAGACGCTGCTTTCATCGGTACAGATAAAGAAGAAACGTATACGGATTCAGACGCAATGAAGTTAATTGAAGAGCTCGTTAAACCTGGATGGGAAGAAGTTTGCAGAACAAAGTGAATTGTTAACTTCACACATCCCATAACAACGTCTCTTCACCAGTCTTAACATCGTTATCAATCAACTGCTGCATCATATCGCACGAGTGGTTGTAAAGCATAGTAGGTTGGTATTTCATTTCTATAAGTTGTCCGCGACACCACGCTTCGTAGTGGACAGTACCGCCAGTGCTTAACTGATCTTTTTTAGAAATCTTAATACCGTTCTTATAGAGGTGTCGCTTGATGTGTTTCATCCGTCTGTTACCTTTTGATATTAAAGATTCTGTGTAACCCTGCCAGATACGGCTCAATTTAAACGGCGAGTTATCTGAGGCATAAATCTTTTGATCACGGTTAAGGGATCGGATCGTTAACTCCAAAATGATGTATTCGTGGGCAAGGTCATAATCACGTTTGTACTCATGGGGTTTCATCAGCTTCACCTCTTATCCGAACGTATGTTTGTAATTATGAGTATATGACATTGGAATTTGTAAAGCAAATGGAAATTGGAGGGGTTTGGGATACGTGAGCATTAAGATTTTAGAATTATTCGGTGGAATCGGTGCACCACGAAAAGCGTTGGTTAACTTAGGTATTGAACACAAATCAATTGATTATGTAGAAATTCAAGAAAATAGAGTGAGGGCATATAACGCATTGTACGATCATCTTCACAAACCACAGAATATTATCGGATGGAATCTAAAACCAAACATCCTAGTGCATGGTAGTCCGTGCCAAGATAACTCGCGGGCACAATACAGCAGTGTTATGGATAAGAGTAAGAAAAAGCGTGGAGCCTCCGTAGGAAGTGGTACAAGAAGTTCACTCATGCATGAGACGGTCAAAATTGTTAGGAATATGGGTGAATGGCGCCCAGAAGTAATCATCTGGGAAAACGTTACAGGTGTTTTAGATAAAAGAACATCAGGAGCGTTTAAAGAATATTTATTGGCTCTAGAAAACATGGGGTACAAAAATAGCTACGAAGTTCTCGATGCTAGAGATTATGGCATTCCACAAGCAAGAGAGCGAGTATTTTGTATATCTACACTGGATCAACAGTTTAACTTTGGAACATTGAAGCGTAAACCAATGCAACACATTGATCATTTTCTAGAACCAGACGTAACCGATCTGAAGTACGTAATTAGTATTCCTTCCATGCTCAACAAGATCGAAGAATTGAATCCAGTTCGAGCAACTGACAGTTATAAAAGAAGGCTAGGTGTTATTAAGGACTACTGTTGGACGATCACAGAGAGGCAGGATCGTTGCCCCAACGCAGGAATAATTCGAGTTGATGATAAACCTACCTACCGTTATCTGACTGAACGTGAGGTGTGGAGGCTGATGGGTTTTAATGATCAAGACTTTGACGAGATGTTGAAACAGTTTCCTACGAAGGCAGGAAAGCGAAATGCAACGCTATATGCGTTAGCAGGAAACAGCATAGTCGTTAACGTGCTAGAAGCTATATTTGAGAGCTTGTTAAATGAAAAATTAATAGCTGCATAAGGAGGCGGAGTGAGTGAGCAAAAATATGCGACTCCTCGAAAAATGGGAGTGTAGTGAGTGTACTGGTCAATTTCTTGTCGAGTTTAAGCAAAGCTCGTTATGTTGTCCGTTTTGTGGGAGCCGATCTGAAGTAATGGTTTGGCAGAATCCTGACACAAACATTGAAGATGCACTAAACGGTTGTTTGTTTCCTGATAAGCCTGTGATGCAAACGGATGAGGAGGCGGAGTGAGTGGAAAAACGAGTAAAGGCATTTGTGGAGTGCGGATTTTGTGGCAGTCAGTTAGTCGAAAGTCAAAACTTAGTAATTAGATGGGATGTCTACGAAGTGCCAGTAACGGAATGCAGGTCTTGTGGCATTGAATTTCCTAAATATCCTAAGTGGGCGAAGGAGCAAAGGAGCGAAGGGCGATGAGTGGAAAAGATCGGACAACGGCAAGAGCGTTATTGGCTTGGGGGCTAGGGTTTGTTGCCGAGCAAGAAGAAAGAGATGAACAGATATTGAAGGATCGTCAGGAGCAAGAGAAAGGAGCGAAGGACGTTGAGTAGATATAAGTTTCGTGGTAAATCAGCGGAAACAGATGAGTGGGTATACGGGTCACTTGTAATTGATGAAAAATATTATATCTTGACTCATATTGAAACAATAAATGAATACGGAGACGGAACAGATTTTTATGCAACTGAGTGGAGTGAGGTAGTACCTGAGTCAGTCGGTCAATACACAGGACTCAAAGACAAGCAATATGTGGAGATTTATGAGGGGGATGTTGTACAAAGAAGCACCACTTACAATTTCATCGGCAGTAATGATCCTGACAAAACAATAACTTATAACATGGCTGTCGAGTACAAGGATGAATACGCAGGCTTTTATATTGGAGAATCTCCATTGTTTGGAGAGTTGTATGAAGGTTATGGAAGAGACGGGTTTAAACACAGTTACCCTGAAATCATCGGCAATGCTACGAACATCCGCACTTACTGGAGGGCGGAGGATGACCATGAGTCAGTTACTCAAAAACACAAGTTTAATTGCTTTAATCGGTATTTCACTATTATCAATCCTTTGGTTTCTATCGGGGTATATCACCTTATTTCAAAGCATGGTTATTATCCTGTTAGCTTATATTGGCGTTGGGGTCAACGACTCAAGGTCGACAATTATTATTCACAATTCTAAAGCGGAGGCGAGGATGACCGTGAATATAACCGTAACTAATATAAATACGACCACTGCCGAACTGTACAGTGAAGGTAATGAAGTACCTGTTGAAACATTTGTAGAGAGCATAAACATTGAAGCACAGTTATTCTCAGCCGAACAGCTTACTTTAAAGGTACGTTCTCTTTCGATCCAGACCCTAACTTTCCATTCACTTTAGAATCAGCAGAAAAGAAGGTAAGGGAACTGTTGAAGGAAGGGGTTAGAACGGAATGAAATTTATCGATCCAAAGAGTGGCAAGGAAGTGGACAAGCATCCTGATCCAGACGGAAAACCGAGTAGTTCAAATGAAGAAGTAACCTGTGATAAATGCTTCACAACCTTTGCAATCCGTGCACAAACGAAACGAGTCGGGATGTATAAAGGTGAGCAAATTAAGGCTGAATATTTTGAATGTCCGAGCTGTATGAAGCGTTACCCGTATCTTTGGTTAACAAATGAGACACGGAAGTTGAGGGCAAAAAATAAGGAAATTCAGAAGCTTTATGGCGCCCTTATAAAAGCGGGCAAGCCAAGCGAAGCATTAATGGAAAAAGCCAAATTCAATCAAAACATGCAGCGCTATAGGGAGATTGAGAAAGAACTGAAAAACCGGTTCTCCCTATGATATCTGAGGGGGAACGGTACGATGGAAAACAATCGAAAAATACAAATCGCAGTTGCAGGGAGTCGTAAATCCACGGAGTGGCAAACTCAAAACCTTTATTGGTCTGAAATGGTTGAGAAGTTACGGTTTGCTACTCGCAGTTCTGAAACGTTAGATGAATACCTGAAGTACCCCAAAGTAAAGCAAGATGACCTAAAAGATGTTGGTGGTTTTGTCGGCGGTACACTTCGCAATAACCGCCGTAAAGCAGAGAACATCGAAGGTCGAGACATCATCACGTTAGACCTGGATAACATCCCATCGAACATGACCGATAACGTTGTCCAAAGGGTGAACGGTCTAGGTTGTTCGTTTGCGATCTACAGCACTCGTAAGCACGAGCCGAGTAAACCTCGTCTTCGAGTGTTGGCACCTTTAGATCGCACGGTTACCCCGGATGAATACGAACCGATCGCGCGAAAGCTTGCAAGTTTAATCGGTATCGAGTTTGCTGATCCCACGACCTTCCAATCTCACCGTCTGATGTATTGGCCTTCGGTTTCGTCTGGCAGTCAGTATGTGTATGAGTATGCCGACAAGCCAATTCTCAGTGCTGACGGCATGTTACAGACCTACGATGATTGGACAGATATCCAGTCATGGCCTGAGGTACCTGGTGCGTCCTCCTTACAAACGAAACTTGCAGCCAAACAAGGTGACCCAACTCAAAAACGAGGTGTCGTTGGCGCTTTCTGCCGAGAGTATGACATCCACTCAGCTATCGATGCTTTTCTGCCAAACATCTATACGCCCGTTGATGATGACAGTGGACGCTACACGTATATTGACGGCTCAACGGTTGGAGGGGCGGTGACCTATGATGACGGTGCTTTCCTTTACTCTCATCATGCGACTGACCCGTGTAGCGCAAAGCTTGTTAATGCGTTTGACTTAATCCGTTTGCATAAGTTTGGTGAGCAAGATGATGACGTGAAGCCAGATACACCAGTTAACAAGTTTCCTTCTTATGTATCGATGAGTAGCTTTGCTTTAAATGATGTAGGCGTAGCAGCGATCATGAACCAAGAACGTTACGAGTCAGCAGTACAAGACTTTGGCGACAGTATGAATGATCAAAAACCTGCAAAAGAGATCGATACTCAATGGATCCGTGAATTAAAGTTAAACCTTCAACGGGGCAGCCTCAGAAATCAATAGAAAATGCTTTAATCACTTTGAACCACGATCCTAATCTAAAAGGCAAGATCATGATGGATACGTTCGCAGATTCTATTCTCGTCAAGGCCCTTTCCCGTGGGCACCTCGTGAAGAAGATCCGTCAATCTTCCTTTGGACAGAACAAGATGAGTCCGGTTTTCTTATCTATATGGAGAAAGTATTAGGCTTTCAGTCGAAAGAAAAGTTTGCTCATGCGATCAGTCAGTGCGCCCAAAAGAACCGTTTCAACCCAGTGATTGATTATCTAGAGCACTTGGCTTGGGACGGCGTGAGGCGATTGGACACGTTATTTATTGATTACATGGGTGCAGACGACACGCCTTATACACGAGCTGTAACTCGCAAAGCATTTACTGCAGCAGTTGCAAGGGCGATGGTGCCAGGTACAAAATATGACTCCATGCCTGTCCTTACGGGATCTCAGGGTTTAGGGAAGACGACGTTAATCCAAAAGATGGGACAGTCGTGGTTTACGAATAGCATTGAATCGTTTGAAGGTAAGGAAGCTGCAGAACTGTTGCAAGGCATGTGGATTGTTGAGATTGGTGAAATGAGTGCGTATAGCAAATCAGACGTCAATACCATTAAAGGGTTTTTAAGCCGTGTCGAAGATCAATATCGTGCAGCTTATGCCCGTAAAACAGAGAAACACCCAAGAAAATGTGTGTTCTTTGGTACAAGTAACCGGTATGACTACCTTAAGGATCCGACAGGTGGCAGACGTTTTTGGCCTGTGGATGTTGGAGTCCGTAAGCCGATAAAAAGTGTATTTAGTGATTTAGATGGTGAAGTCGATCAGTTGTGGGCTGAGGCAGTGATGAATTGGCGGTTGGGCGAGCAGTTGTTTTTAACTGGGGAGCTTGAACAGGAGGCAAAGCTTCAACAGGAATCGCATACGGAACAAGATCCTAGAGAAGGTATTATTCGAGATTTTATTAAGAAGAAAGTGCCGAATGACTTTCAAAAGATGAGTATGAGTGACCGTAAATTATTCTTTAACAATGACTTCCCATCTGATGAACCAAGAACCGATTTAGTGGAACGAGATCGAGTGTGTGCACCTGAAATTTGGTGGAGTGCTTAGGTAGTGATTTACGTTTTATGAAGCGCATTGACACGATGCAGATTAATGACATCTTAGAAAATATTGAAGGATGGAGTAAGAAGAAATCACCTTTTCGATACGGACCATACGGTCAAATCAAAGGTGGATATGTAACTTAAAAGCGAACAAACGTTTGTATACTTTGTCCTTGAAAACTGTATACTTTGTGCCGATTTTGTATACTTTCCAGAAATTGGGTTTTGTATACCTTGTATACTTTGAAAATGACAAAGTATACAGACAAAGTATACAAAAAAATCCCTTTATATCAGTAGTTAGATACTATTTGTATACCTTGTATACTTTGATTATAGAAAAGTAGTATAAACAGGGAGATTAGGGAGAATAGGCAATTACCTAATACACCTAAACTGCCTGTTAAAGGAATCATATACGTGTACGAGCAGACAAAGTATACAAGGTACTTTTGGAGGTAGGAATGAGAGAATCAGAAATTGAATCGTATTTGCGTAATGAAGTAAAAAAGAAAAACGGCATTGCTATAAATTTGAGTCGCCAGGACATGCAGGGTGCCAGACCGAATTGTTCTTCTTCCGGGTAACGTGACAATCTTTGTTGAGTTAAAAGCACCTGGCAAGAAACCAAGCAAACTTCAAGAAGCTACCCATCGTAGAATCCGTAATCTTGGACATGAGGTGTTGGTCATCGATAGCAAAGAAGGCGTGGATCAATTCATCAAAGAAAGATGTGATGAACACGATGACTAAGTTTATCCCGCACAACTACCAACAGTATTGCATCAATCGAGTTGTAGAAGATCCTGCACTTGGACTTCTTCTAGATATGGGATTGGGAAAGACGGTAATTACCTTATCAGCCGTTAAGGAATTGAAATACAACCGTTTCCAAGTTCGAAAGGTTTTAGTTATTGCACCGAAAAAAGTTGCTGAGAGTACTTGGCAGGTGAAGCCAGCAAGTGGGAGCATCTGCAAATGTTACGGATTCAAACGGTATTAGGTTCTGTTACTAAACGAGTCAGATCGTTGAACACGCCTGCCGATCTGTATGTGATCAACCGAGAGAACGTGCAATGGCTAGTGGAGTATTACAAAAACGATTGGCCGTTTGACATGGTGGTGATTGATGAGTTTAGTAGTTTTAAAAATCACCAAGCAAAAAGATTCAAGGCGTTGAAGTCCATTCGACCACACATTGAGCGAATCGTTGGATTAACTGGAACACCAGCACCAAACGGCTTAATGGATTTATGGGCACAAGTCTTTTTGTTAGACGGCGGTGAGCGATTAGGCAAGAACATCACTGGTTTTCGTGAACGTTACTTTGATCCTGATAAACGTAACCGTGACCGTATCTTCTCCTATGCACCTAAAGATGGCGGGGAGGAAGCAGTACACGAAAAGATCAGCGACATCTGTATCAGCATGAAAGCAGAGGATTATCTAGAACTGCCTGACATTACGTACAACACGATACCGATTACGTTGGATAGCAAAGCCCAAAAGAATTACGACCAGTTGGAACGTGAGATGTTGTTGCAGATCGATGAGTCCACAATTGATGTGGGTGCAGCAGCTGCACTTACGAATAAGCTACTTCAGCTTTGTAATGGAGCTGTCTATGATGAGGATCGAAACATTGTAGACGTCCATCAAAACAAGATTGAAGCCTTCTCTGAATTGATCGAAGGGTTGAACGGTAAGCCAGCATTAGTCTTTTATAACTTCCAGCACGACAAGGATAGAATCAAGAAAGCCTTGGAAAAAATGAAACTTGAAGTACGAGAGTTGAAGACGCCACAGGATGAGAAAGATTGGAACGACCGTAAGATTGATATTCTGCTTGCCCATCCTGCTTCTGCTGCTTACGGATTGAACCTACAAAAAGGTGGCAACCATGTCATCTGGTTTGGATTGAATTGGAGCCTTGAGTTGTACCAACAAGCAAACAAACGGCTACATCGCCAAGGTCAAACTGAGAAAGTTATTATCCACCGGCTTACCGTTGCAGGGGGTGTAGATGATGACGTGGTGACGGCACTGGAAAACAAGACAAGCACTCAGGATGAATTGTTAACAGCATTAAAAGCACGTATTGAACGAGTACAAGAACAATCAACAGTGAGGTGATTGTATGAACGGAACAAGGTTGCGACCAGCAACGTTTAAATATATTGAGTCAGAGCTTTATGCCTATCCAGATTATCAACGAGAAATTAACAAGATCAGAGATGAAATCATTAACGGACAAGAAGAACAAGACGAGAACATTGGAGCTGGCAAGAACTCTTACCGCAAACCAGGAAGACCAACGGAACGAACTGTGACAAGACTAGATGACAACAAGCGAATGAATCACCTTAAAGAAATGGTTCATGTGGTTGAGCAGGTTTACGATCGACTGGATGACACACAAAAGAAAATGATTCAACTTCGGTATTGGTCTAAGCGTGGAGCTAATTGGGAGTACATTGCTGAAGAATGTTTTATTAGCAGACGGACGGCATTCAACTACCGAAAAGAGATTGTTGGGGCAATCGCATCAAAGTTGGGAATGAATTAGGTTGCACTCCATTTGCACTTTTGGGGTCAACTTACGTGATATTATGTTAGTGTGCCAGAAGTAAAGCACACGACATAGTACAATCACAAGCCCTCCTTTTGCGGGATGCAGCTGGTAACTGCATCCTTATAATAAAGCCGTCAACGCCTAGCAAAGAAGCAGACCAGGGACGGCATAACCAATGAATTGAATTCGCCACGCCTCTCCACGATGCGGACCGCGGCGAGTCGATTATAAATAAGTGATCAGGTCCATGTCTCGTAAGCGAGCTGGGCTACATACATAAAAGCCACTTGAAAAAAAGTGAGCTTTTTATTTTGAGATTTCGGAGGATGAAAAATGGAAAATCAAAAATCGGAAATCTATAAATTGATATTGCGAACCTGCGAGTCTCACAACATTAACACTGAGCAGATCGTTACTGGACTAGCACAGGTAACACCATGCAGTTGGAGTGATGCTGACGTTGTTGAAGCCTTGGGTTACCTTGGTGACTTCGGTATCAATCAAACACTTGCTTATGATGTTGTTGCCTCTCTGTCTGATAGGATGACTCTTAGTGAGGTTGTTGAGCTAGGACGATACGACAGTGGAGATGAATATAAGAATGTAATGAACGCTGTTAACAAAGCAGGGTTGCAGAGTGCACGTTCGGTGTTTGCAATCTCTGAAGGGAAACGATATGCCGAGTTGAAGGATCGTGAGTAACTTTTATAAAAAGCAAGCGTGGTTGAAGTGCCGTGAGATTGTATTGGCACGGGATCGGTACTTGTGTGTGAAATGTTATGGGCGAGGAAAGATGACTGTTGCTAATACGGTTCACCATATTAAGCCAAGAAAAGATTATCCTGAGTTGGCGTTGACCTCGAGTAATCTTGAATCAATCTGTCCGAGGTGCCATAACAAGGAGCATCCCGAGAAAGGAAAGTCTTCTTCTCAGGAGAACAAGATAAGGATTAATGTCCACTCCATAGAGACAAACCCAGAAATTTTTTGAAAAAAAGTAGCCCCCCTGCCCAAAATTTTGGAGCTGAAAAACCCTAGGGAACGGCGTGGGTACTTCGTTTTCACCACGGAAGGCTTTTCATAAGGGGTACTTCTCCCAAATGATGGAAGGAGGTATGATGATGGCCGTACCCAAGAGACAAGATTTTATTGAGTATCTCGGTGAAAATTATCGTGAGTCTGATGAAGAGTTGATTAAGCTATATTTAGCAACACATAAATTTTATCGGAAGCTCGAAAAAGAAGTTAGAGATCAACCGATGATGTATGAATACACCAATAAAGCCGGGGCTGAGAACCTTGTTAAGAATCCTCTAATTCCTGAGTTAACGAAAGTCGTTCAAACTTTAAACAACCTTCTCAAGTCGATGGGACTGACACCGGCACAACGTAAAAAAGCGATGGCTGGTGGTGAGGTGGATGACGAATTCGATAAGTTCTAATGTTGTTCCTTTGGCGAATCCGTCAAGCGAACTTCTTACAAATTGGTATGCCGAACAAGTTATAAAAGGCACTATTATTGCCAGTAAAAAAGTAATTTTAGCTGCAAAAAGGCACATAAACGATTTAAAACGGCAAGGCGATGATGATTTCCCTTGGGCGTTCGACAGTGAAAAAGGACATCGACCGATTCGCTTCATGGAAAAATTTTGTCGTCCTTCGAAGGGTGATTTTGATCAACTAATCCTCCAACCATGGCAACACTTCATTATTGGATCGTTGTACGGTTGGATCCATAAAGACACCGACATAAGGCGCTTTCGAGAGGGTCTTATTTTTGTTGGTCGTAAAAATGGTAAATCAACGATGATTTCCGGACTATCCAACTATGCAGTATCTAAAGACGGTGAAAATGGCGCGAATATCTACTTACTTGCTAACAGTAAGCAGCAAGCCAGTATTATCTTTGATGAAGCAAAAGCGATGGTTAAGAAGTCTCCTCAACTTCGAAGGCACTATACACCTTTGCGTTTTGAGATTAAGCACAACAAATCTTTTTCTAGCATTGAAGCTCGTGCGTCGGATAGTGAGAAGTTGGATGGTTTGAATACACATCTCGGTGTATTTGATGAGATCCATGAATTTAAGGATTATAAACTGATTAACGTTATTAAAAAGTCGCGAGGATCGAGGAAGCAACCGTTAATCATCTACATTACTACTGCGGGGTATCAGTTAGATGGTCCACTCGTTAAGTATTATGAAGATGCTGGAGATGTTTTGGACGGTGCGACTAAAGATGAACGAACGTTTTACTATATCGCCGAGTTAGATAGTGAAGAAGAATTTGAGAAACCTGAAACGTGGGTAAAAGCAAATCCAAATATGGGAGTTTCATTAAATCTTGAAACGCTTAAAGAGGATTGGGAGAAAGATAAACGTACACCTGATGAACGAAGAGATTTCATCACTAAGCAATTTAATATCTTCGTTAATGCTTCCAAGACACCTTTTATTGAGTATGACGTTTTAAAACGAAACAATAAATTCACTGGGATTGAGCAAGTCAAAAACATCCCTGCCGTCGGTGGGTATGACCTATCTGATACCGAGGACTTTACAAGCGCCTGCTTAACCTTTCCAATTATTGAAACTGGAGAGGTTTTCGTTATGTCTCATTCATGGGTGCCGAAGAAGAAGGTACTCGAAGAAAATGAAAAGATTAATTACTACGAGTTACAGGATCAAGGCTACTTGACGATCGTAGACACAGAGTATATTCGTGAGGAAGTAGTTTTTGACTGGTTTGTAGAACAAAGCAACCACTTTAATATTGAGCTGATCACATATGACCGAGCGAAAGCCTTTCGATTGAATAAAGAACTTGAAGAGTACGGTTTTGATACGGAAGAAGTACGACAAGGTTTCTTGACATTAGGCCCTGCACTTGATGATCTGAAGCATTTGTTTATTGACGGTAAAGTTATTTTTAACAATAATCCGTTGATGCGGTGGTACATCAATAACGTTGAGCTGGTAAGTGATCGAAACAATAATAAAATGCCGAAGAAATCTAATCGCTACCGTAAAATTGACGGGTTCGCGGCTTTTTTAAATACTCATACTCAAATTATGGAGAAACTGGTTGTTACTCAAGGTAGCGGTGACATCGGTGTTATTAGCATGTCTGATCTGATGGGGAGGTGACGGAAATGAAATGGTATCAAAATTTAAAGATGAAAGTTGTCATGGCTGCGGCTAAACAAATGACAACGAAATCAGACTTGTCTAGTTTTATTGGCCGTAATTTTTGGGGAACGGATAACTCAAAATTGGCAACGAACGAAACGCTGTTTAGTGTTATCTCACGGATGGGAAATATTATGGCGTCATTACCAATAAAATTACACCGTAATTATGAAATAGAAAACACAACCTCATCGGACACATTGCTGCATTCGCCGAATCAGAATCAGACATCATTTGAATTTATTCGAGCGTTAGAGGTTTGCCGTAACGAGACAGGAAACGGATATGCTGTTATTGAGCGTGATATACGAGGGCAAGTCAGTAAGATGACAATTCTTGATCCGACCTATGTTGAGCCAGTGATTGAAGCTGATTCTCAAGACTTGTGGTACAAAGTGATGGGCCATGATAAAACGTATTACTTTCATAACTTGGATATGATCCATGTAAAGCACATCGTAGGTTCGGGCGGTGTCGCAGGCATAAATCCAATCAAGGTGCTTTCTAACACTTTGGAATATGATAAAGCCGTCCGTGAATTTAGTCTTCGTGAGATGGAAGGTGCTTCGAACTCATTTGTTCTTAAGTACGATAATAATGTTGACGAGGGAAAGAAAGAACAAGTAGTTGAGAACTTCAAACGCTTCTATCGAGAAAACGGCGGTGTTTTATTCCAAGAGCCGGGGATTGCGATTGATCCGATTGAACGGCAATACGTAGCAGCAGATACGTTTACTTCTGAACGCATTACACGTTCACGGGTTGCGAATGTTTTTAACCTTCCTGTGACGATGCTAAACGATACTGAAGGACAAAGCTTCTCGAGCAATGAGGAGCTGATGAGATCTTTTGTACAGATGACCCTCATTCCGATTGTTCGCCAGTACGAGCAGGAGATCAACCGTAAGGTGTTAACGATTGATGATCGTAAAGCAGGGCTATACTTTAAGTTTAATGTTGGTGGTTTGTTAAGAGGTGACGTTAAGACACGCTCTGACTTTTATCATAGAGCGATTCGAGACGGGTGGATGCCACAAGATGAAGTTCGAATGTATGAAGATTTACCGCCAATGGGTGGACTAGCTTCACAACTTTGGATCAGTGGAGATATGTACCCGTTAGAGATGGATCCACGTGAACGTAGAGCAAAGCCTGAAGAAGCTGGAAATAAAGAGGAAGATTAAGAAGGACTATTGACCCTCCTTGTCGAAATGTGACGTTTAGACAAAAAAGGAGGGTTTTTATGGCTAAATATTTAAGTGACTTTGGAGGACCATTAATAAATCGTAACGTGTTTATGTTTAAACATGGAGAACACCAACACTTGAGTCAAATGCAAAAAGGTGTTCTTTATATGAATAATTTTGGCTATTTTATTGAAAGGGAAAAACAAGAAAATAAAAAGGAAATAGGCGATAAATTAGAAGCAACACTATATATTGAAGATGTCGATATTTCAGTAATAGATGAGTTTGATAAAGAAAGCGACCCTGTTAATGTTGATCACATAACATTAATCAGCAATTGGGATAAAAAAGTACCGTTATTTTGCTTGTTTACAATTAAGTCAGAAGAGCTACTAGTAGTTGAGGAGAATAAGATTGATGCTTATAATACTAGATTAAAATTACGAGTTGAACTCCATTCGACACGAAAACAAAAAATCTTAAGCAACTTTAAAGGGGACGTTTTGTTTATTGTTTCTCCCGAAAAATTCTTGAGACAAGTTAATAAATATACGGAAGAAAAAAATATCTCAATAGCGCATGGAGATGTAATGTACGACAATTTCAGTAAAGTAAATAGCGATCGCTTGATGCATCATTTTACAGGTAATAATAAGAGGTTTTTTTGGAAAGATAATGCATTAAAACATCAACAAGAATATAGAATTGTTTTCCCTAACGAATATTCAGAAGGTGCGGTTGAACATGTAATTGGAGATATGTCGCAGTATACAACTTATTTTAACCTTGAGAAGTTGTTAAGTGGAGATGTCCCAATAGAGTTTACGTTAAGGTTCAAAGGTGAAAATCATGAAGCATCTTAAATTGAGATGCTTTTTATTATGCACTGAAGGGGGGTGAGGATGATTAACAAAAAGATTGTATTAAATGCACGAATGAGCCTTCATCCTAAACAGGGTGATTCAAAAAACAAAAAGTTTTGGGGTATGAAGATGTCAGCCAACGGAAACAGCGAGGCTGACATTTTTATTTACGGAGATATTGAAAGATTTGAGTTTGATTACTCAACAATTACGGCTTCTACATTTAAAGAAGATCTTGATGCGTTAGGTGATGTTAAAACGATTAACCTGTACATCAATAGTTTAGGAGGATCAGTTTTTGAGGGCTTAGCTATTTATAACCAGTTGAAGCGTCATAAAGCCTATATTAGAGGATATGTTGATGCGGTTGCGGCGTCAATTGCAAGTGTAATTCTAATGGCTGCAGATGAAATTCACATGCCTTCAAATAGCAACTTAATGGTGCATAATCCTTGGCTGGGCGTTGTAGGAAATGCTGAAGCGTTACGTAAAAAAGCAGATGAGCTGGATCGAATTGGACAATCTGCTATTCAGACCTATTTAGATAAAGCAGGAGACAAGCTTGAGGAGACGAAGCTGAAAGAACTTCTGGATGCTGAATCGTGGTTAAGTGCTGCGGAAGCTCAGAGCTATGGACTTTGCGATGTGATTTTAGAAGCAAATAATATGGTGGCGTCTGCAAGCAAGGAAATGTTGGCTCGTTACAAAAATGTCCCTGAAGAATTAAAACAGAAAAGCGTAGCAATGAATGCTTCAGAATTTCAAATTCGTAAGCAGATGACAGAGCAAGCGAAACAAAATGTAGAAAATCTAAATGATATCTTAGGAGGAATAATTAATGTATAAAACACTATTGAAAAACGGCTTACTAAAACCAAAAGGTAAAATGAAAATGAATTTACAACACTTTTCAGATCGTACTTTATATGACTTGAAAATGAACATGAACACGGTAGGAAAGCAACTGCAAAAAATCGAAAACGATATTTCAGTTAAGGCGGCTGATCCAGATCAAAAGATTGAAGATATCCAAGCGCTTCAAAAATCACGAGATGATATGAAACTTCGTTTTGATGTGATCAAGCAACAGCACGATGAAATGGAAGCTGAGGAGAGAAAGCAGTTCCAACAGAAGAAACAGTTTGAGCCAAGTACTGATCCGAAACAACAAGTAACGGAAGCGAAAGCGAGCTTGTTCCGTTCTACGGTTCGTCAGAGTCCTGTATCTGATGATGTAAAGCAGGCATTAGGAGATCGCACTGGTGAAGGTGGAGAAAAGTTTCTACCAAAAACTGTAGCTAATGATATTATTGTTGAGCCGTTTGTGACTAATCAACTTCGTGCGATCTCAACATTAACAAATATCACTAACTTAGAAATTCCTAAGCAAAACTTCTCGTTAGACGATGATGATTTTGTTGACGATAAGGAGACTGCTAAAGAACTAAAAACTACTGGTGACGTAGTAAGTTTTGGACGTCATAAATTTAAAGTTTTTGCAGGTATCTCTGAAACAGTTCTTCAAGGAACCCATACAAACTTAGTTGCTAATGTAGAGCGGGCTTTGCAATCAGGTGTTGCGGCTAAAGAGAAGAAAGTTGCGTTTACTACATCACCTAAACAAGGTGAGGAGCATATGAGTTTTTATCGCACTGGATCTACTGCTATTAAGCGTGTTAAAGGAAAAGACATGTATCATGCTATTCGCAGAGCAATTGCTGATTTGCATGAAGAGTACCGTGAAAATGCAACAATCGTAATGACATATAGTGATTACTCTGAAATTATTGAGTCGTTAGCTAACGGGAGCGCAACACTATATGCGGCTCAGCCTGAACAAGTCCTAGGAAAACCAGTGGTATTTTCTGACTCTGCTGAGAACCCAATCGTTGGGGACTTCTCCTATTCCCATTACAATTACGACCTCGGGGTATTGTATGACCGAGATAAAGACGTGAAAACAGGCATCGAGCAGTTCGTCATCACAGCTTGGATGGATCACCAAATCAAGCTTAAGTCTGCTTTCCGTATCGCTGAAGTTGAAGGTAACGATACACCCTAAGGATCCTGAACTCACAGGAATTAGTGTTGAACCTAACTCAACGACTGTGAAAGTAGGGGAGACGAGTCAATTGTCAGTTACAGCAGAATACGAAGACATCCCAACTGTGTGAGGTGGTTAATATGGACCTTGAACTTTTAAAGGGATTTCTTAGAATTGATGGCAGTGAGGATGATGAAATCCTTGCTGCTTTAATTACTTCTGCTAAAAACAAGATGCTGAGAGCAGGAGTGCCTGAACCTAAAGATGAAGGCTCAAAAGCTCAATACGACATAGCGATTATGATGCAGGTAAAGTTGGAGTACGATCCATTAACGGGCATCGAGATTGATCGTTTAAATAAGGCGATTACAGGTACTATTCTTCAACTGCGAGAATATGGAGGTGAGCGAGATTCAGACATACAAAGTTCTAAAGACATTCCGTGATAAAGATACGTTGAGTATTCATCGTCAAGGCACGGATTACGAAGCGAACTACGAACGAGGTAATAAGTTAATAACGTCTGGGTTTTTAGACAATCCTTCATTATCTAAACTGCTAACTGAATCGGTATCTTCTATAAAGAAAGAAGCCGAAAACCTAAAAAGTGACGAGCGAAAACAACTTATCTTGCTTGAATCACAAGGCAAAGCAAGGAAATCAATTCTTGCTTTAGGTGAACCGCCATGAGCAGATTAGACCCAAAGCGGATGCGTCACCCATTAGAGTTTCTGCAAAAACAACCTGATAGAAGTTTTAAACCATATAAAAAGGTACGAGCTGAAATCATTACTTTGAAGGGTAGACGTTCCTTTGATGCTGCTCTTGCACAAATGCATAACTTAAAGACGTTTCGCATTCGTTATGATGAAGGAATCCATGAGTTGATGAGGGTACGGCACAATGGCTTTGACTACGAGATTCAGTTTTTAAACAATGATGATGAACTGAATTACTCAATGACGATTGAAGCGAAGAGGTTGTAGCTTATGAGAATACAACTCGAAGGACTAGAAAATTTGCAAGCTCGTCTTGAACAAATGGAAAATGAACTGTCAGGAAATATCCGTGAAGAGGCAACGATGAAAGGTGCTGAACGATTGCAAAAAGCAATTTCTGAAAGTGCACCTAAAGGGACAGACTCATCACAGCGAATGGCAGATAACATCATAATTAAAAAAGAAGATCAAGGTGTTGCGATTGGTCCCGCAGCGCCTTTTTATTATGCCTTTTTTGTGGAATTTGGTACTAGTCGTATGAGCCCAACGTTCATGTCTAGGGCGTTTGAGAATAATCGAGTTCTTATCATTCAGGATATGGGCGATATTGTGAAGCAGAGGTTAGGAATATGAGAGATGTTATCACGAACGCATTTGAAGGATTTGAAATATCTGTTACTCAATTTCATGGTCCGGTTCAAACTCGACCAGGCGAAGAGTTTAACCAATATGTCGTTTGGCATCAGATTAATCGCCGAGGAGAGACGTATGCAGACGGTGAGGAGCTCAACAGGTTTCATTCGTTCCAGTTTGATGCTTACACTTCTAACGCTAATGAATTAGACGAGCTTGCAAATCAAGTGATTGCCCTTCTAAAAGATGCTGAGTTTATTTGGAATTTTGACCATGAAGTTTATGACGATGATACGAAAATGTATCGAAAGATTATGAGGTTTTACTATTATAAGGAGTTGAATTAAATGCCAAAACAAAAGTCAGGTATTATCGATTTACGGAATTTCTATGTTGCGAAATTTAACCAAGATGGAACGTATGAAAAGCCAGTTCATTTTCCGTGGCTTAAAGAAGCGAATACTACAGTTAACCAAGAAGAAGCTCTTAACCACGCTGACGGTGTAGTAGTGGAAACAGTCAATCAGGTGTCATCGGTTGAACTTGCAATTGGTATGGCTGCCTTATCTATAAAAGAGCAGGCAATGTTGACAGGTGCCAATATCGATGAAAAAGGAGTTATGATTGATAACTCAGATGACATTGCGCCAGAGGTCGCTGTAGGTTTTGAATCTCCAAAAGCAGATGGCAGCGCTCGTTTTGTTTGGCTATATCGCGGTAGGTTTTCCATCCCTGAAGAAAGTCGTCAAACAAAAAACGATTCAATTGAGTTTCAGGATGCTACCATTAACGGAAGATTTATACCACGTGAAGACGATCTAAACATCCGAGCTACAGTAGATAGTAATGATGAAACTGTGGATTCAGAAGTTATTGACGATTGGTTTAAGGCGCCATATATGTACACTGCTGAAACTGGCGGGGAAGGCGATACTCCCTAACGAACCCGAACTCGTAGGTATTGAAGTAACCTCGAATGAATCGTCTATGACAGTAGGGGAAACAGAACAACTTGAAGTAATCGCCACCTATGAAGGAGGTGAGAACTAATGGACGTAACAGAACAAGCAAACTATGTAAGCGCCGATGAGTCAGTAGCTACGGTAAATGGCACAGGTCAAATTACAGCTGTTGGATCAGGTTCTACTCAGATTACTGTCTCGTATGAAGGAGAGACTGCAACTGTTGATGTGACAGTTGAAGAGGAGGAAGAAGATCCTGAGTTACAGAGTATTAGTGCCGAGCCATCTAATGTGACGTTAGAGCAAGGCGAATCACAGAACGTAACTGTCAATGCAAATTACGAGTAAGAAGAGGGCTTCGGCCTTCTTCTTTTTTATATACAAAGGAGGATAAATACATGGGTTTAGAGCTTAATCTTTACGATGAAAAAGGCAAGAAGAAGGAAACATACCGAGTTGATTTTATCTCTGCAAGACATTACAGAGAGTTGATGAGGCTTAATAGTGAGAACGATCAAATGATTGATAAATTACATTTTACGGATTATCAGATGGATCTTGTTGTGGACTATGTCTGTACACTCTTTGGCAGCAAGTTTAATGTGGATGATTTCTACGACGGCGTTAATAATGAAAACTTATTTGAAGAGATTGTACGAATTATTAGCTTTGTTAACACCGGGGGTCGAACACCTGCTACGGAGGAAGAAGCCGAAAAAAAGCGCCAGGAGAAGGAACAACAAGAGACAACTACCAAGTCATAAAAGATACTTATAAGGCACTTCTGGAAAAAAATGAACCCCTGACACTGATTGACGACATGGATATACATTTCTTCTTTGAATTGATGCGAGATAACAGTAAGAAAGCCCACAAAGAAAAACCAAAAAGAGTATTTATTGATGAGCTAGGACTGTAGGAGGTGCGATAGATGCAGGAATTAGGAAAACTTAGGATCGGTTTAGACTTTGATAGTGCGGATGCTACACAATCCGTTACTGATTTAAATCGTAATCTAAGAACACTAAACAGTGAATACAATGTGCTTCGTGCCTCCGGCGACGGTTTTGGTAAATCGACTGACGGTCTGAGGTTGAAGCAAGATAATCTTACGAAACGACTCGAAAGACAAAAGACTAAAGCAGAACAGTTGAAAAAGGAATACGACCAACTTGTTGAGTCGAAAGGTAAGAACTCAAAAGAAGCCGAGAATATGGCTATTCGTTACAACAACGCTCTTGCCGCAGCCATGCGAACAGAAAATCAGTTGTCTGGCCTCGATGCTGAAATAAAGAAACAAGAATCTTCATGGTTCCAACTCGGAACTCGGCTAGAAGAAACAGGAAATAAAATGCAAGCAGTCGGTAAAGGCATTACTTCGACAGGTAAAACGTTAACTAAAGCTGTTACGGTACCTCTTACTGGTGTCGGTCTTGCTGCACTTAAAGTCGGTATGGACTTTGAATCAAGCATGTCAAAAGTACAAGCCTTAACAGGTGAATCCGGTGACGCAATGGATGCGTTGACCGAACAAGCTAAGCATTTAGGTGAGACAACTGTTTTTAGCGCCAGCCAAGCAGCAGACGGTATGGCGTTCTTGGGTATGGCAGGTTGGGAAACATCAGCAATATTAGAAGGGATGCCGGGTCTGTTAGACTTAGCAGCATCCGCACAAATGGATCTAGGTAGAGCAGCCGATATTACATCAAATATCATGGCTGCTTTTTCTTTGGAGGCAGCAGAGTCCAGTCGAGTATCTGACGTACTGGCTAAGGCTGCTTCAAACGCCAACACGAACGTGGAGCAGATGGGTGAAGCGATGGGATATGTTGCTCCATCTGCGAATACCTTAGGGCTTTCAATGGAAGAAACCGCAGCTGCGGTTATGGCGGTTAGTGATGCAGGTATTCAAGGTTCACGCGCTGGTCGTGCTTTTGGTACGTCACTTACACGTTTAGCTAAACCTACATCTCAGATGGAAGACGTCATGACCGACTTAGGTCTGGCGTTTTTTAATGCGAACGGTGAAATGGAATCCATTCCAGCAATGGTCGGTCAATTAGAAACCGCATTTGCAGACATGACTGAAGAACAACAAGCAGCGGCGTTATCTACGTTGTTTGGAGCGGAGGCTATGAGACACTGGGCAATCCTTGTTGATCAAGGCTCAGAGTCATTAGCTGCAAACACTCAGATGCTTGAAGAGTCTGAAGGTGCGGCAGCCGAAATGGCAAACACCATGATGGATAACGCACAAGGTGCATTGATTGAGTTTAAGTCAGCCCTTGAAGGTGCAGGGATTGCTTTATCCGAACACTTACTGCCGTCTGTAACAAGCATTATAGAGAGCGGTACTGACCTCGTACGTAAGTTTAGTGATTTAGATGAAAGCACTCAAAAGTGGATTGTTGGCTTAGGATTAACAGCGGCAGCGATTGGCCCGGTCATGATGGTGATCGGCCCGTTGGTGACTGCACTCGGAACAATCGTTACTACATTAGGCACAGCGAGTATTGCGATTGCAGGAGCTGGAGGATTAACGGCTGCGTTTGGAGGCTTAGCAGCCGCAGCAGGTCCAGTTGGTCTAGCAATTGGTGGCGTCGCATTAGCAGTTGGAGGATTAACGGCTGCCCATCATTTACTTAAAGACGAGACATTAAAACTGAACGATGTATCGACTGAAAATGCCGAGAAGATGTTAGCGCAAGCAGACTCAGTTGAAACTTTAGCTAATCGATATGATGAGTTAATGGGGCTAGTAGCTTAACTGCCGATCAACTTCTTAGGTTAATGGACATTGAGTCTGAATTAGCTCAAACCCAAAACCCAGCAAGGGTTGCCGAACTTAAGGACGAGTATGCAAAGCTTGCAGAGGAAAGCGGTCTGACAGAAGAGCAGATTCGAGAATTAATAGAGGTTAATAACGGCATTATCGAACAGACACCTGATATGGTCAACGCATACAACGAACAAGGTAATGCTGTTATTGAGAATACCGATGCTGTGAGAGAACACATTGCTGCTTTGAGAGAAATGTCCATTATGGAGCTTGAGAATGCAGCAATTGAAGCATTAGAAAACCAAGCCATTTTAAAAGAAGCAAACCGTGATCTTAGCCGTGAAATTGCACAAATTGAAGAAGATCAAAATCGAACATTAGAGCTTAGAAAAGAGTTTTCACAGGAAGCTCTTCAAGATGAGTCCAAACGCCAAGAACTCATTAACTTGGTTAACGGGAAAATTAAAGAGCAAGAAAAGATTATGAACAGTGTTCACTCTTCAGAGGAAGAAGCCACTGCCGCAGCTGCAGAACGTTCTTTTTGGGCAGACATATTAAACAATGGTTTGCATGAACAATTTAACGTTTTACAAGATCAAAAAAGCGAACTGGTCGATCAACTCAATCTTAACCAAGAAAAGATAGGGAAAGAAGAAGAAACATTAATGCTTCTTGCCGATCAGTATTTGGCACAGGCTGACCTTAATTCTGTAAGAGAAGGCGGTCTTGATGCTTTAGATCAGGAAATTGAGAAGTTGGAGACTGCTAAGGGTGAACTATTAGAAAATGCAACTGCTGAAGATCATCGTAATGGTTTAATTCAGGAAGGTGTAGCAGGATACGATCAACAGATTGCAGAGTTGGAAGGTATACGTACTAAGATTCATGAGAGTACAGGCATGCAATCTGAGCATACTGCTGAACTGGCAAGGTCTGAAGATGCTGCTGACCAACTTAGAGAAAAGATAAATTTGTGGGAACGAGGCATTAAAACAGGAACAACCGTTCAAGAAGGTCTGAATCGCCGTATCAGAGATGGTAAAGGCGATGCGGAAGATATGAACCGTGAGCTAGAAAAGGATATCGATAAAGCTGTCGATGTTGATGACAACGGTACAATTGCTTCACTTGATGAACGGGCATCACGGACAGTAACTAAATATGTCAATGTTCGAGAGTCGATCTCATCACAAGTAAATACGAGACGTAGACCAGGAATACCTACTAACGCTGATGGCACAAATAATCATCCCGGCGGTATGATGCTCGCGGGCGAAGCAGGGTGGGAATTTGGCGAGAAGAACGGAAAGCTAGACGTTCTTACAGCTGGGTTTTACGACAAACCCAAAGGATACAAAGTTCACACGCATGCTGAATCAATGCGCATGCTTAGCAACATGGCTGCATCTAGTCAACGCCAAGCATTATCGGCTATGTCCTCTTTAAACAGTAATATTGGATCAATGTCTTTAGGATCTAACAATGGATTTACTTCAATTGGTCGGGAGATTGGTGCGGGTATCCAGCTGGGTATTGCTCAATCCAGTAGAGATGTTGAGCTTGAAGCGATCAATCTTGCGGATAACATGATGAAGGCTATGAAGAAAGAACTTGAAATATACTCACCATCTCGAAGAGGTCGAAAAGAAGTAGGGCAGGATTTGATCCGCGGAGTTATTAAAGGTCTTAAGGATGAAGAGGACAATCTCAATAAAACAGCTGTCCAACTCATGAACGAAGCAGTCAATAAGATGAATGAAGGTAATAGCGTTGAACGGATTAGAGCAATTCGAGCAGCGGATATTAATCTCCTACAATCTGAAATTAATTATCTCACTCGTGCAGGGGCAACCGAGAAAGAGATTGCCCGTTCGAAAGAATTGCAATTACAACTTGCCCACAAGCAAGAGCGTAAACAGCAAGAATACAACAACCGTATTAAGGAACAAGAGTCGATTGTAAATGCGATTGAGCGAGCTCGTAGACGAGGAGAGTTAAACTCGTCAGATTACAACGAATTAATCTCACAAGCAACGGTCGCTTTGAAGAACCTGCAAAAAGAAGCGATTGATTATAACAATACGTTAGCTACTGAAGCTCAACGAACAATTGATGAAGCTGCACGTAAAGCTCAAGAATCACTCGAAGAAACCAAACGCAAAGCAGAAGAGTTACAAAAAGCATACGAGGATGCCTTGCAGTCTGCATCTCAATTGTTTAGTGGTTTTGCAAGTAATGATCTATCACTTTATCAAGACGTAATGTCCCATGAAACGTCCATCATGCAACAACAGCATAAGGCTCGTGAGGATAATCATCAACGTGTTACGCAAAATCACGCTGCACGTATGAAAGAACAAATGGACGCTGCTCTTAAATCGTTTGACGCTCAGACGCAAGCACACCGTGACATGGTGTCTGATCAAATTAATCAGATTAACCAAGTGCGTGATGCTCGTTTAGCTGCGATTGATGAAGAGATTGATGCGATTCGTGGAAGACAGCAAGCGGATAGTCGGGATGAGCAGATCAAGCAATGGGAAGAGGATGAAAAAGCATTACAACGCCGTCTCGAAATTGCTGAGTTTGCGGGGAACGAACAAGATGTTGAAGCGGTCAAACGTGAGATGGAAAAGTTTGAAGCCGACAAAGCGAAGATCAGACAGCAGTGGGCAGACCAAGATAAGATTGACCGTCTCAACGATCAGAAGGAACGCATTAAAGATGAAACCGATGAACAGGTACAGACGATTAAAGATCAAGAAGAAGCTTACCTTGAACAACGTAATTTGCAACGCATTCATCTAGAAGAAAAACGTAAAGCAGACATGGAAGCGTATGAAGCAGACCGTGCGATGTGGCACCGTGCTATGCAGTCTCGTCACCAAGAAGAGCAAGAAGCTCATCGTCGTGAGATCGAGATGCAACAGATGAAATTTAAGCAGTTGCAAGAGCAGTTAGCTAAGTCCGTTGAGCAAGGGAAGATGACACAAGAACAAGCGAATGCTACTTGGTTACAGGCGATTCGTGATTTAGGTAACGCAGAATTAAATCAACACATGCGTAACCACGAAGAAATTTTAAATGAGCTTGATGAGTACACGGATGAGTATTTAAAGATTGGCGTTAACATGGGTGACGAAGTAGTTGATGGTTTACTTGGTCAGCTTGAACGTAGACTTGGCGAAGTAAGAGCGATGGCATCACGAGTTGCAGCAGCGGCAAGATCTGCACAAAGTGCTCAGGCAGAAGTAGGCGCAGCATCCGTTGCAAGTGTGGCTGAGGATATTCAACCGATGGGCGTCATGTCTCGTACGCAAAACGTTGACCTTGATAACGCACCGGGGATTGCAGGGATTGGTGCAGTTAGTATTCCACAGATTGATGACTCATTAACGAAAGCAATTGAAAACTTAAGCAAACAACAAACCCAGTCGGTGCCGAGTGGGGATATTATTGTGCCTGTAAATATTGACGGTGATCAAGTTTATTACACGGTGATTGATCGATTCACGGGCGAGGTTAAGACGGCGCATAAGAAAGGGGTGAAGTGATATGAGTAATGTGGATGTGTTTAATTTTGAGAACCTTCGTAGAGGAGATAGCAGGAATTTCACTGTCCGTAGTGGTGCGAATATTAAGCGTGCCACTATTTTTTATGAGGGAGTATCGACGAGTGAAAATAGTGCGGAGCGTATTAGTAATCGTACGGGTCCTATCGTAAGTAATGATATTGCGTCCACGGGGTGGACAACAAGTTTGTTTATCCATCAGATACTACCTTCTCCATATACAACTTCTGATGTGCTAGAAGTTAGTGTAAGCCACATGGCTGAATTATTTCACATCGGAAGTGGAGCATCGGCGGGTAGATCCGGTCGATCACAAACTTTATTACCTTCTCAATACGGAACTGCGATAGCGACCAATTTAGAATCCACAAACGCTAGCACGAATGGGATAAGAGTAAATGCGCGTCCGAACGCTACGTTCAATCAATTAGCTTTACAAGGGCAACGAAGTTTGTACGCACGTACAGAGGTCACCGTGACATACCGTGGCGATCTTCGTAATCCAAGGATCATAATGAATGGTTCAACACTCGGTGCTTACACGGGTACGATTAACGACGGGGACACAATTAGTCGTAGTTTAGCGGTAGATTCGTTGTTACCGGGGTCGAACGGATTTGAATTCAATCCTACTGGCAATAATGGTCGATCGAACGTGCGTATTGAAATTGAATATGTCGCGAGGTTAGAAATCCATCTAACTTACAGCCGAATAATGGTTCAAGGACGGACGTTGCTTCTCGTATTATATTGTCTTGGAATCATAACTATGATTTGGCTCAAACCGGGTATGATCTCCGATGGCGTTATGTTGGAGAAGATATTTGGAACACTGTCTCTGAAAACACGAGCACCACAAACCGTATGTTCACGGCAGGGTACTTTGATATAGGTTATATTGAATGGCAAGTCCGAACTAAATCGAGCGGAGGTGTCATAAGCGATTGGTCAAACACTGCTCAGTTTGATATTGATAATTATCCTAACACACCTATATTTACAACCGACAGTAGTTATCCAATCGCAAACCCTGTTGTGTCTTGGGAAGTTAGTAATCAAACGGCTTATGAATTTATCTTGTTTAGTGAGAACGGTGAGGAACTGTGGAGTGTCACAAGAAATACCCAAGAACAGACGCTTGAAATCGAATATGATCTTTCAAACGATACGTACTACGAACTCCACGTATCCGTAAGAAACGAAAGTGGCGCGTGGTCGGGGTATGGTATCACCACAATTTATATTGATTATACCGAACCGCCGAATGTGCGAATTGACATTATCCCTGACTCGGCAAATGCTAGTGTATTTATACAAGTTGTACCGTTTGGATCCACGGGTACGGAGCCAGACATTATTTATAATGAAGTTTTTCGGCGAGAATCGGATAGTCGCTGGATAATGATTTTAGAAGGTATGCCTGCTGAGTTTGACTACAGAGACTATGCTTTAGCTAGCAATAAAGTTTATGAATACCGTGTGCGCTGTCATGCAGATAATGGTACGTACACGGATACGTTTCATGCACCAGATCCTTTAAAATTAACGGGAATATGGCTACACGATCCTGACGATCCGCAACGATCAATGATACACTTCAAAACGTTTCAACCCGGTCGCACACGTGAACGTACCTATCTTGGTGAAATGATGTTTTTTGAAGGACGTTCAGGCGGATGATGGATTTTGCTTCTCAACATGAGGAAATGATTAATGTGGTTATTCAAGAGCGTTCGATGGATCGAAAACAGAAATTACTTGATCTAATCCACCGACAGAAAGCGTTTCTCTACCGTGATAAATACGGTCGTAAGATGTATGGCATTATTCAGACGATATCTGAAACGGATGTGTTCTGGGGGAATGAAATTCCCTTAACAATTCAAAGTGTTTACTACGATGAGGAGGTGTGAGAATGACTAAACCTGAAGATAAGAATTTGAAGAAATCAAACGGTGAGACGGCACCGCAGTATTATAATGAGCAATCAAAACAGTGGTCGTTTAGTAAAGGTGATCAAAATGGTCAAAACGTCCACGATCAGAAGCTCGTAAGTAAATTACAAGAATTGAAGTCAACCATCGAAAATCAAGACGATGGGTCGGATGAAGTTGTTGCAGGGATACTGGGGGATATAAAAAATCAATTGGAAAGTATACCTGAGACTCAACAGGTAAACGATTCCACAAAAATAGATGAGCTAACTAAATTACAATCGATCATCGATGTAAACAATCCTGTTCCTTCACTCTCAGGCATTATGAATTTTATACAAGGGCGATGGCCTGTGGATTATAGTGAGCATCCGATCAAAGCGATTGTGGTTGACCCGACTGATGGTGATAAAGATTACGGCTTTGTACCACAGACTGAGTATGATGAGCATGTGGGAGATGAATCTCATTTAACTGACGCACAAAGACAACAAATCGCTGATGTTGTAAATAAAGCGAATAACGAAGAATTGAAAGCTTTATCTGTAATGTTAAACAGCTATATGGAGCGTAGAGACAATCCTAATCAAGTCACTAAGACGCAAGTGGGATTGGGTAGTGTTGATAATGTTAAGCAGGCGACTAAGCAAGAATTTGACAGCCATGTGGGAGACGTTACGCATTTGACGGCGGAACAGCGAGAATTGATTGGAAATGTAAATAGAAAGGTTTCGGCAACAGATTTCTATGCTCACAAAAACGATAATACGCATCTCACTGCAGAGCAACGTCAGAAACTTGAAGGTGATTTTAGTGGTGGGGTTACAAGTTACAACGATTTAACGGATGTACCTAATACGTTTACCCCGTCAGCTCATGATCATGGTATTAGTCAACTATCAGATTTTAGGATTAATTCTCAGTCTGGTAATTTGCAATTTTACGATGGGGTAGGATGGCGTAACACGGACTTTATCAACTACGATGATAACAGTGGGTCCCCTGGAGCGCGTTTTTTAATCGCGGGAACAATGGACGCTGGCTATTTCGGGATTGTACCAGCAACGGAGTTATGGACAGGGCGCAATTGGCAACGGCGGTAGGTATATCGCAAGGGACTTTGCAGCACAGTGATACAGATTGGTTAAAATTTGCGTATGAAGGCAAGATATTGTTTCGACCTATTAAGGCATTCCGACACTCGATTAGTTGGAACGCAATTAATAGCGCAAATTGTGTATATGGTGGCAGTGGAGGGCGAACTGTGACTAAGGACGGTAAACAGTATCGAGTGCGGTTAATGCGAGGGGCAATAACTGATCCGAGCAAAAACCAAGATAGTGATCGAGGGGCTCACGGAAGTGAGTGGAATAGACTTATGTTGCCGATACACGATCAAGTGCGGTCAGGCAATTGGTCATACCCTGCATATGTGGAGTCGGGCATACCAGATTGGGGTATTGGTTTTACGGACGTTGATTTAGTGACGCACCAAACTCATGGTAATGGCTCGTACGTGTTGTGCCAAGAAACGCTTGGGTCAGTTATAGGCTCTCGCATCTACCGTGGTCGCGGCGGCGTGTCGGACTCGGGTTGGGGCGCGCCGTCGGTTGCGGATACGACACGCGGATGGGCACCTGTACTTGAACTCATACAGTAAAGGGGTTTTGACATGATTTATTACTACAGAGGCTGGCGTTTGATGCCTCATATTGTGCGTTATAAAGATCATGGAGAAGAAATTAAAGAACCACGCCAAGAGTCGGAACAATATTTCAGAGATTTTGAAGAACGATGGGAACATTTTGAGCTCATCGATATTAAAGATGCTGATTATACGGATGAGCAGTGTCGAAGATTAGAGCATGTTAAGCATCTCCCAGAACATTACGGACATATGATTGAGGATTATGTTAAGACAGGTATTTTTCCTGAACAAGATGATCATCCGTTATTATTTTTGGAACTTAAGCAGGTAAATAAAGCATTAAACGAATCTCAATCGAAACAAGACGAGTACCTTTTGGATTTAGAATTTAGAACATTACTATTAGAAATGGGGAATGAATAATGACATACTCTACATGTTACCGAGTTATTAAAGCAGGGAATTTTGAATTAGAAGATATGATGATGAAATTAGATTTGTTTCTTCTGGGAAACCGAATTACACAGGCTGAATATAACGAGCTAGTCGAGCTTATGGACGCAAACGCCAATCAATAGAGGCGTATTTTTTATGTCTTAAATGAGGTGATACAATGTCTAGTCCTTATACTAAAGAATTACAAAAGAACCAATACGGCGAAACTCTGCCACAGCATTATAATGAAGCAACACAAGATTACGAGCCGTCCCGAGGTGATCGGGATGGTTTGCATGTTAAGGATCAGCAAGCAGTTCATGCTTTGCAGGAATTAAGTCAACTATATCAGCAAGGACGACAAGATCCAGTTGTTGCGGGGTTGCTTGAAGAGATCCTTGAGTTAATGATTGATCGCCCTGAAGTACAACCCGTCCACGATGAGCCGAGTTATGATGAGCTGGTAAAGATCAACGGGTATCTCACAGAGCAGTTAGATACGATCTATCAGTTGTTGCATGGAATAGATGCTCACATTAAAGAGGTATTTACGCCTACGATGTGGGACAGAATTATAAAGATTCATAAGGTTAATGAATAGTAGTTGTTTAACCCTCTCTTATGTAATGGTATGATTTACCTATAAATAAAGGAGGGGTTTTTGATGGGAAAAATATTAGACCGAATTAACAGAAATGACGAGAATTGGTTTGCGATGCTTTCTGAATTATTTGAAGGTGATATTCCTACTACCTATGAATGGGTAGAACGTGAACAAATAAAAAATGTATTAAAATTTATTGGTGAGCACAGGCATCTAACCATACAATGTTTCCAGAGAGTGGAGGGCTCGATATTGAAGGAGCTAAAGATTCTCTTGAAACAAATTGTTTAGAGCTGATATTCGATGGCTCCACTTATATAGTTAAACCGGATAAGCTGTCTTTCCAACATTTTGAGGGTGAAGAATATCAATGGTCTTACTTTTATTTAGAATGCGGTCAAATTGAACCAACAGATGTGTATGACTATGATGGTACACAGGATGTTATGCACGAGGAATTATGTGAGATTGCACCTCTAGAATATGTTCATCGCAGTGCATGGGATGAAAACATGTACGGGGTAGAAGAGTTAAGCGATGAGGCAAGGTTAATTGTGAGAATGAAAGGTAAGTTTTTAATAGTACCTAAGAAATCTTTTTATAACAGTGTTCCAGAGACGTATGATGGTAGACACCATCAAATGGGTAGATACGGATTCAAAGATCATATGGAGAGTTTAATGAGAATGTTTAATGAAGAAGTTAAAAGTTAACGAGGTGATCCACCATCCAAAACTTAAACAGAAACGGCTTTACATCAGAACAAGTCCGTAACGTACTCCACGGTAAGTACGGCAGTCGTACAATAAAATTCCGTTACGACATCCTAGACGAAAACGACAATCGAATCGGTGACGCTACACCACTTGTGGTTGCTGATCAGTCGCAAGTGTCTCTTGATACAAATGCAGAGATTCATCGGACAGGCTCTTTTCGTTTGAAAGATACTGGAGAGATAAATTATCTTAAAGAACGCATCCAACCTTGGGTGCGTATTTTTATTCCACAGGGCGAGTGATTAACCGAGATACTTCATTTTTATCAACTGTTCAAACAACCGAACAAAATAAAGAGCGACTGGATCCGCAGCAGTCAGGTTACGCCGAGTTTCCACTTGGCGTTTTTCTTTTGTCCACACCTCAGAGAGAGTATCAAGGATCTAATCGTTACCGTAACATCGCGGCGTTTGATAAGTTACAAATCCTTGTGGATGACGGGTTTACGTCACGGTTTATAGCTAATCAAAACGAGCTGGTGACGGATGTTGTACGTAAGATCATGACCGATGCGGGGATCAGTAAGATTAACCTAGAGCGATCCGATGTACGTTTTCCAACTTGGATGGATTGGTCTCCCGACGTGTCTCGCTTAGAGGTGGTCAATGATCTACTACGTATCATCAATTACGATCCAGTTTATGTGGACGAGTACGGTTACTTTATCTCTCGTCCACACCGTAATCCGGATCAACGGGGTAGTGAATATACGTACGAAACGGATCAACTATCTGTCATTGGAGAGGGTGCAACGGTTACGGAAGATACGTTTGATATACCTAACGAGTGGGTCGGCATCGTCTCTGAGCCTGACCGTGTGCCGTTGACCTATACGTATCAAAATACAAACCCCGACAGTCCGACATCCATTCCTAACCGTGGACGTAAAAAGACAAGTTACATTGATGTGGATGCGGTGGACTTAGCATCGTTACAAGGAATTGTACAAAAGCAGGCCTTCGAGGACAGTCAGATTTTTACCGAGATGCAATTTAATACGGCGCTCATGCCTCATCACTCTTACAACGATGTGTTTACCGTTAGGCATGATCCGTTAGGTATTAATGCAAGGTTCCAAGAGACGGGCTGGCAGATGCCGTTAAGTGCTGGTGCGATGATGACACATACCGTTAAACAGATTATAAGGATGTGATAGCTATGGAGTTAATGACAATCATACGTGCTGAAATTAGACGGGCGATTAACGGCGGTCGTAACAAACGTGAGCCACAAACAAACGTCATGGCAACGGTCACAAGCTTTAACAATAACGGTGTCATGGTGAGGTTTGATGATGGAGGTGATGCAGTCGGGCCATACAAACGACTGGAGCATTACTCACCGAGTAATGGTGATCGTGTACAACTAGCAAGGGTAGGAGTGAGGGGTAAATACGTGGTTCAGGGTAAGGTGGTGTAGGTAATTGAATGAGCAGGATACACAGAAAATGATCGCAGAAGTACGTGAGTGGTTAACGAAGATTGATACAACACAAAATCACATGCTCGAGCTATTGAAAAAGATTGAGTCAAATGCAGATGATGCGAAAGATAAAGCAGATCGTGCGATGGAAAGGGCGAATGACGCCTTTGATCTTGCTGAACGTGCTGAGACTGAGTTTTATAAACATAAAAAGCAAGAGTATAACAACCGTAGGTTTATCATCGGTACGGTTATATCCGTAGCAGCGTTGATTATTTCAGTCGTTCCAATCCTGATTACGTTTTACGGTAACTAAACAAGGAGGTGACAAACAATGATCAAACCCAATTTAAGGTGGGGCAGTCTCACACGCATCCGTAATGTCAGACGCATCATCATCCATCACCCTGCTGCACGTAACTACTCTTATCTGCAAATCCACAATCAACACCGCAATCAAGGGTGGTCAGGGGCTGGATACAATTACTATTTACAAAAGAACCACCGGTATTATGAGCTTCGAGGACTTCATGTAGGTGCACATGCTGCCGATAACAACAGCGATTCGTTGGGCGTTTGTGTGGAGGGAAATTACGATGTGGAGCATATTGACGAAGAGCTATTTTTGCGCTTTGTACAAGAAGTACGCAAGCTCATGAGTCAACACGGTTTAACCGCAAATGATGTAATCCGTCATAGCGATGTAGGACAGACGAATTGCCCTGGTCGCAACTTCCCGTGGGCGCGATTTAAGCGACTCATTGCTCAACAAGAAGAAGTGAAGTCAATTGTGTATGGACCAAAAGAAAAAGAGGCGATTTACGTGAAGGCAGGAGATTTCCAATGGGCGTCAGGTAAAGAGCGATTTGAAACGATTCTTAACCGCTACGGGAATAGTAACGAGCAGGAAGCGTATAAGAATGATGATTTAACCGCAAGTGATGCAATGGGGGTATTGGCAAAAGGATTGTTAGCAGAGCCATCAAAGACTGTACCAGCTACACACATGCCGGGATGGAAAGAGATGCAGAAATTAAAAACGCCTGACGGCACAACAGTGTTTAACGGGGTCAATCCTAATAAGCCGATTAGCCGTGCTCAGATGGCAACAGTGTTGTCTCGCTTGTTAGAAATTATTAAAGCAGGAGGGTATTAAAATGAACGAACAACTTAAATATCTCAGTCAGTACGTGCTAGGGTTAGCAGGTGCTCTTTTTTTGGTCTTAGATGCACAGTTCGGGATTGTGATCGATGAGGGATGGTTGGATGTATTAGCTCAAACGCTAGCGATTGTGTTTGTTGTGTACACGATCTACAGCAATAAGTACACAACTCCTAAAGCTAAACGTCAGGCGAAGACATTAGAAGTACACGAAGAGGAATGGAAATAGTTTCTATATCTTAGGTATTATCTAAATGGGTAATAAGTGCTATAATTAAGATCCATCATTTGCTCGTACGGTCGAGCGATTGCCCCGCCTATTAGTAGACGGGGTCTTTTTATTCTTTACCCTCTAAATACGGTTGGAAATACTTGTCTTCCGCATCCTTTCGCGCTATTATCGCGCTGTCCAAATCGTCAAAATATCCTAAATGTATTCGTCTGCCCTTAATTGTTATACGTGCATGCCATTTTGCTTCACGTTTCGCCCAGATAACTCCCTTATGTCCACTGGTAGAGTTTTCTCGGAGCTTTTGCGTGAGAAGGTGAGTCGCTGCTCCATCTACATATCTAGATTGCAAAGCCTCAGTCATATTTATCGTGTCTTGATCTTTTTTAAGGCATCCGCACGAACGAACTTCCTGCTGTACGAGATGGTCCGCGCGAACAGTTATTGTGTTACCGCATTTGCACTCACATGACCAAATGTTGACCATTCTTTCGGGGTGGCGATCTACGACCTCTAATGCTGTAAGACGTCCGAACTGTTTGTCTGCTAACTTGTAAGCATGTGTATCTGATGCACGCTCTGCTCTTAAGCAACCACAAGACTTGATCCTACCGTTACGTAATTGGGACATCTGGACAACGGTTTCTGTGTCACATTCACAACGGCAGATCCAATATCGCTTATTGCCTCGGCGATCAGCTTCATTTATGACAGTCAACCTACCATAGACATGACCAGTCAGATCAATCATCTTCATTATCTGGCTTTTTAGGCTTCTTAGGCTTCTTAGGGTTAGGTTGATACTTATCAATCAACCACGTCTTAGAGACTTTACGTGCAACAATCTTACCGTCTGCAGCTAAGTTTTTAATATGTCCTGCTGAAAGCCCCCATGCTCAGAAGCTTCTTCCGCGCTCATAACTCTAAATAGCCAATTCTGTTCTTTTCCTCTATGGAGTAAGTATTCTTCACTCAATTTTTCATTATTAAAGTCTTCAAAGTCCATATCAGATAGAACCTCACCGAACATGTCCATAAGGTACATCTCATCGGCGCCAAATTTATAGCTGTACTGCATTAATTCCTCGTGGATTAACTTAAACGTATGTGCAGGTTTTTGTGCTAATCGAGTTGAATATTTAGCTGAGATGGAGGGGCGGTGCTTATCAAACACCCGCCACCCCAATACATTTGCTATTGCCAGTAGTCTACCGAATGATTCTTCTCTGCTGATCTTATCCATAGTAGAGGATCTCCGCAAAGTGGTAATCATCTTCAAGTTCAAGGCGATCGTAGCCCTGATCATACATTTTCTTTTTAGCGATAGCCAGTTCTTTTAATGTGGAGAGACTGTATTTAAGTTTAGGGGAATGAAAGTCGTTTTTACCAACAAGTGCAACAACTGTCTCATCGTGATAATCTTTAATCTCATGAGCATCGCACCAGACGTCATTATTTGAAAAGTCTACGTACACTACAGCCGAACCGATTGTTTCATTGAACTCCTTATGAGCTACCTCTAAACTTTTAATCATTACAATCATCTCCTTAAGTTTTGTATGCGGTATCGCATCTCTTGTTAATAATATATCATGTGCGGTATCGCATGTAAAGTGTTTTAGTAAATAAATTCAGAAAATTATAATTCGACAAATAAAAAAGCACGCCCCGTAATGGGACGTGTCAAAAGAATACTATAACCTAAGGATTGTCATTGGAGTGGACGTTAGTAGTATGACCTATTAAATATCCAGTACAGCCTCAAAATCTATCTCAGCTTCTACATTGCCGAAATCAATTACAATCTGTGGTGGCAGGCTACGTTCGTGTGGAATAGAATAGGCGAAATTTCCTTGTGCAACATCAGTTTCTTCAAAAGAAACTATATTTAAATATTCTGTCTCACCAATTGCCTCATGAATTATTTGGCCCTCAGCATATGCTCTTAATCTTGTATGGGCAGTGTTAAGTATGTGGAGATTTGGATCATGATTTGTGTATTCGAAATGTATCGACAAGAAAAGATTATCTACGTTGGGAATTAACATTCCTATTCTTTCAGCATCGTCAGTTGGATTCACTATGCTAATTCCAATTTTTTCTATATACACTTCGCCCAATTCACTAAAGAACATCTGATGAATTGGAATAGAGTCATAACTGATTGTACCGGTACTTCTTGAGAAGTCTACAGGCTCGCCAAGTCCAATCCGACTTTGAAATCGTGCCTCTTCATTAATAGGTCCGTTATTAACAGATTCACTAAAAGCAATGCACTCTTCATCTGAGTATACCTCTGCACAATCTTCGGAAACTTCAATATCACTATAATTTCCATTGTTATTATCGCTTACTAATCCACTAGTGACGTCTTCTTTAGGTGAATTACTTAATGAGCTTTCTTCTTCATTTGAAAGACATCCAGTTAAGAGTATGATAGACACTCCTAACAAGAATAACTTCTTCAATGTATTCACTCTCCAATATAATTTTTTACAGATGGCACTGAGTAGATTTAGATAATCAAAATTTTAATTGAAGTAACGTTTTTTATCTGTATAAATCATCCACGAGTGTCCAATTATTATAGTAAGAATTGATATTATCCTCATCAGGCATAATCATTGTATATTTATGTCCCAAATTTTCAATATAGTAATCATTTGGATCTACCACTACCACTGTGGCATCTACGGTGTATTGATACATTATATTTTCAACTGGTTTATATACATTTATTGCGAATCTTGACCAATAAGCATCTAAAGGATGTGAGTGTATATAATTACCTAAAAAACTAGTACGCTTATCAATTAAGCTTCCAGAGGGCAATGTTTGAAGAAATGAATCTTCCGCAAATGCAGTTACTGAAGTATTTTCATTATGACTATAGCTAATTTGTTTATATTTCTCCCCTGTAAGATCAACAATTGATTCACCTAAATTTTTTTGGTTTACTGACTCGGTAGGCTCATTTTGTCCATCGCCGCTTTCGTAATACTCATGAAATGATTCACATTCATTTTCTGAATAAACAGCGGGACAATCATCTGTATTTTGCTCATTATTAAAATTGTCCTCTTGCAGCTCCAACCATTCAGCTTGTGACAACTCATCTTCATTAATAAATGTTTGTTGCTGATTAGCGTTGTCATTTTGAAACTCGATCCAATCGGGTTGAGGTAACTCATCATCATCATCATATAAAGGGTCTTCAACTTGCGATAAGTTGTTCATGTTATATTCATTAGAAGATCCATTTTGAGAATTGCAACCAATTAAAATGATAAAAAGTAAACATAGCATTAATTGTTTCAATATGTCATCTCCCATTTATCAAGAAATCAGCAATATGTATATAATATTATTCTTAAAAAGCGGATTAATCAACGCTAAATTTCCATTTTATAGAATTAGAAATAATAATAAAAATTGAGTATTAAAAGATGGAATCCACTCTTTAAACAGACTGGGAATAAATTTACTTAGCCACGGGGTGATGAGATGAAGAAAATGCAGGGATGTAATTTGTTGACTAAAGAATAAATATTCTGTATATTTATTGGTGAGCGTATGTTTGATATGTTTTGTGGCCACGCTTTCCCCACCTCTATGAAGGGTGGGGCTTTTTTGTTTACTCGATTTTCTCAAATTGCGTAGACGTACCAAGTTGAATAACATCGCTTTCTTCTGCAAAAAACACAT